AAAGTAAAAAAAGTTTTGAAAATATTTTTTTTTATTTATTGAGGTAGTACTTACTATACCATAGTAACACTCATTGGGGGTTCCCCCCCCATCTACATATCTTAATGCAAAATTGAATCGAGGAGAAAAATATGGAATATTTGTTCATTGTGATTGTGATAGCATTCGGTCCATTCATCGTAAAGATGTTGGACAGAACTTATGTGGCAACTAAGTCTACCCACTTTGGGAAAGACTTAGCAGAGCTATTGGATTCAGAGGTTAAATAAACCTCTGAATCTATATTTTTTCTAACACATAAACACAAAAACACAACACCCTCGATAGAGACTCCATCTACATATCTTAATGCAAAATTTTATTATATAGGAGTTATATTATGAATGATTGGTTAGAACTAATTTCTGAAGCGAAGATTGCCGAATGGCAGTCTCTGTATAAAAGCAATAAGGAGTTGTATCGTGAAATGATGAATTTCACGATACAGTTCCGAGATGGTAGCAGAGCTACCATTTCAGAATTAATGAGTAACTACGACGATGGCTATCGAGCATCTGCGAAAAGCAGATGTTGTAGTTGAATCAGCTAATCCACTGTAAAAAGTGGGTTAGTTAATTAACAATACATTAACAAGATAGAGCAGATAGAGTTCTGTCTTGTTAACAGAAGCATAACTATAAAGCTTAGTTATTAAATACCCTATGAATATATAGGAAGAAAGGATATAGCATGAAAGTTACAAATAAAAAATTATATAGTGAAATAAAAATAAAAAATTTAGTAATAACTTTTCCAGCTGTACAGCTGGGAGTAAGTCACAAATACATAGAAGAAAAGGAAGTGGAGTATTACTCCACTTTCAAACTGATCCACAAGTTAGTTGTGGATAATACTATATCTCTTGTTTATAAGAGATATAACCTTATATTGAACGATGAGGGACCAATATGGTACCTCCCAAAGATGCATAAGACGAGACTGTCAGAACTAAAGACTGTGGAATTTGTAATTCCACAGTCCCTAATTGACCATGGAGGTCAATTAGAAATAAAAAATAAAAAATCTACATTAGATGGTGGTTTTCCAGACCGTCTAATGTATGAGGGAAAACATATTAAATTCTCTCGCGAGAATTTCCAATGGGAAATTCAATATAGCTGCAATAGTTATAAACCTTTGGATGAATTTTATCCATAGGCTTATAACAAGTCTCATTTACCTAACTAGGGTAAATGAGACTGCTATACATTACATTTAGATAGAGCCGTTGTAAATAATGATTCTATCTAAGTGTAACAGCTTATAACAAAAATCAAAGGATATAAAATGAAGAAAGAAAAAATAATGGTAGTAAACTACCCATTGAAGCTAAAAGAAGTTGAGTATGCACTAGAAGCATACTACAAGAAATATGGGGTTGATGGTAGAGACCCTGAGTTCTACCATAAAAATATTTCTATCTCTAAAGAAGCATACAAGCTTCTTAATGACTCTCTTTAGCAGATAGAGAGTCATTGTATATCGGCATTGGAAGTAAGACCGAACCACAGTAGAGTTGAATAGTCTAACAACAACAATAAAATATTATATACAAAATAGAGGAACACATCATGAAAAACTTATCAATAAAAAAGCAAATAAAAAAAGCTAAGAAAGAGGCTATGAAAGCTGAAAAGGCTCGCATGGACATTTTACTGTTGGCGAAAGCCAATGCTAGAGTAAATAGAGCCAGTAAAGGACTAACTCCTCGACAGGAGCAGAGAGAGCTGGTTAAGATGTTAAATAACAAGTTGACTGACTTGATCAGTCTTGGTTACGATAAGAAAGGTTACTTTGGTTATGTAACTGTAACAAATATGGTCATATCTATCTGCAATACAATTCAATTTAATCCTCATGAAATGTATGAGGATGCATTAGCATTGACTGGTTTGTCAAAGTATACTATCGATGAGATAGTATCAGCACAAGGTTTAAGACCTCGTGTTAATCTTGAAAATGAATGTGTTGAGTCTGGTATTCCAGCTCAAGTAGATGAGTTAAAGGATCTTATAGAAATGGCAGTTGAAGAAATGCAATTGCCATTTACTCCAGACCTGAATAAAATGAGTCAGGAGCAGGCGAATAAAATTTATAAAGATAGCTATGCTTATATGAGTGAGCAATTAGCTATCTCTATCAAAGAAGCTTCGGCTTCATAGAGTAGTACTAGAGTCTGATATACATACAAGAACTGAGAAGCTTGTATGTATATTTAATTATATAAAAACAAAATAGAGGAATGAGAAAATGATGAATATAAATGAGATAATAGATGGTGGTTCAGTAGAGCTATGTAGTGTTGTATTAAACAAGATAGCAGATAGAGAGATAGATTATGTTCAAGAACTAATGGATTCTCTGCTGCATAATTATCTAGTTAAAGGTACAGATGGTTCTACATCTTTAACATATTGGCAAACAGTAGCTAGCCAAAAAGGCATAGAACTAGATAGATTTAATGAATTATTGGCCCTGTTAGATAGAGAGGGGTATGTTACAACATCTGTTGTGCCTGCTCGTAACTGGGCAGAAATAAAGCTAAATGCTAGTGAGCTAAAAGACATAGAGCTCAGAAAGGAGTTCTTAATATCTAAACATATCATGAGACTTGACAATAGTGAAGCTATTGTTAATTTATCTAAATGGGGAAATACATTTAAAGATACTGGTTTAGCAAGAAGAGGTAGTGCTAAGGCTAGCAAAAATGCATTTGGTTTAGATTTCTCTACAGTTGATTATAGTGCTATATCTATGGAGGTGCTAACTAAGAATTTAGTTAAATCTATGGATAAGATGTTAAGCAAGAACGACAAGCTTGTATTGAAAGAGATTAATTATAAAGATTTAGCTATATCTATATTGAATATCTATATGCTAAATGGTCCTAAGACTCTATATAACTCTGAACAAAATATGCATGATAGTCGTGGTAGAGCTATCAAAAAAGTTATGAAAAGAGTATTTAATTATATCTCAAATAAAGATGCTAGAGCTATGCTTGTTATTCCTCAAAAAAGAAGAAAGCCTATGACCAAAGATGGAAACAAAAGAAGATATTTAGCTATAGCTGAACTGCTTGGCTTAAAAGAACCAACTCTCAAAGAGAAAATTTCGGCAGGCTGGAAAGCTTACCAACAACGGAAATTATTGGATTTAAATCCTCAAGATGAACATGATAGAAGTGAATGGCATGTTAATATTTGGTTAGAAAGAATATACAGAGATCTGTATAGCTATGAACAAAATAAAGACTATAAAGCAGAATGTCCCATTGAGATAGATTGTACTGCTAGTATGCTTCAGGTACAAGGTGCTTTGTTTAATCACAAACCTTTCATAAGAGGTACCAATATGAATGTTGGCAAGAAAGGCAAGCTTAGAGATATGTGGCATCACAAACATATTAAAAGAGAACCATTCAAAACTGCTATGACTCAGATGTTGTATGGTTCTTCTAAGGGTGTTACTAAAATATGGAATGAAAAAGGTTTCAAAGTTAAAGATAAACAAATTCTATATTTTAATCAAGAAATTAGAGCTGGAAAGATGGCACTAGCTAATGAGTTTAAAAACTTTATTATAAAGAATGTTAATCCATCTGTTGTAATGAATCCAGTTATAAACGGAGAATCCTTTGAGGTTCAATGTAATAAGTTTAAAGATACTGCTGAGTTCTTGAAGCTACATAAGCTTTATGACTCTAAGACTGGTCTTATCAAGACTATACAACAGTCTAAAACAAAGAAAGTCCCAGACTTAAAGCAGTTTAATAGATTCTTTGTAACTTTGTTTATTCACAATCTGGATAGTCAAGTAGCTGATTATGTGTGTGATAGTAACTACTGGGTATTAGATATATATGATGCATTTATATGTAATGCTGAGGATGCTGAGCCACTAGCTCAAAGACTATGCGAGAAGCTGGATACAATAAAAGACAATGGTCCTCAAATCATTGAAGAATATCTGAAGTCCATCTCAATAGATATTAAAGAGCCACATATGGCTAGAAAATGGAAAAGAGTTACCAGCAAAATTGAAGATGCTGGCAATAATTGGAGATGTCAAACTACTGCACTTAAATAAAAGTGTGGTGGTTCTGCCATCTCTATCGTTCCTTTTCTTTTTTTTTTTTTTTTTTTTTTTTTTTTTTTTTTTTTTTTTTTTTTTTTTTTTTTTTTTTTTTTTTTTTTAAAGCTTTGTTTTTGTATACTTTGAAAAAGATAGTAAATATATATAAAGGAAAAAATATGACTATACATGAAAAGATAAATATCAGATATACTTTGAGGTATCAACTTGAAGCAAAAAAATATATGGCACTTCATAAATATCAGTTATTGCTTATGTATGAGTGGTTCAATAACGAATGGAAAAATAGGACTTCTGTTCTATTGAGATTTATAGAGAACCATCATACATAGGTAGTTCTTTATATATATATTGTTTTTTATTCCATCGTGGAACAAATGGCAATATATATACTTCTTATATTGTGAGAAATATGAAGATAACAATCTCTCAAAGTAATGCAAATGAATAAATCCCAGTCACTATAATTCTACTGTCTCTCACAGATATGGTTCTACTTATCGACTAGACAATACAAGCACTCTGTTGCTTAGGTTATATACTTATTCGCATTATTTTGAGAGGTCGTTTCACACTGTGATTCCTCAACTGTTTATATATAAAAATATATTAAGACTTTTCATCTTATTTCCTCTATTTGTTCATTTTTATATACACAGTGTGGCGACTCTCACAAAACTCAAATTAGTTATAACTCTCCTGTTTTACTGAGCAAATCTAGCAGGAGAGTTATGCTATTTTTATATAAGATAATATGTATATTGTTTTATATAAAAATAGGGTATAAAGCCAAGGAGAAAATCAGAGGAGACATTAAGGTCTGGATGTCTGATTTTACATTAAAACAACATTAGGAGAGAATACATGAAATACAACATAAAAGAGATAGAAAAGGCTTTGTCGTCAGATGATGCTAGAAAGCTCATAAGTTTCTTTAAAAGAAGAAATATATCTATGGAACAGAAAAATGCTTTTATATATAGCAGAGTGCTTAAAAAAGACACTCGTATGTTAATGAACCACTATGATTTAGATAGTGGCTTAGAAATAGCTAACAGGCTTATAAAAGAACATAGTGCTGTTATTGACAGTAACTTCTCTGCAAGAGTTGTGAAGTCTATGAAGAAATTTATAATTTCAATAAATAGAATAAAGGATTATTATGAAGAAAAAGCTTAGTATAGAAGTAGCTATGATGTTAGCTCCAGAGGAAAGGAGTAGGATAAATTTTAATACCATGATCAGTTTGATGGAAGATTTTATAGATAGGCAACAGGCTTTTTTACATAAGAACTTAGATGAAAAAGATGTAAAAAATATGACTAGAAATTTAAGAAAAGCTATTTATATAAAAAAGCTATTTATATCTAAATTTGAAAAAAATAGAGACTATTGGCTATACAAGAAGCTAATAGAGAACCATCGAATTTAAAAAAAAAGGATATGTTATGGAAACAATGAAAAGAATTTGTGCAAAAGCACTTGAAGTATCTAAACTTAGTTTTAGAAACAAGCATAAGGGAGACTGGCATTATGAAGTAGAAGAAGAAACTCTGGATGTAGATGGGCACCCTATCAAAAGAGTTTATAACTTTATCAAAGTAGGTGGGTATGATGGAATGGATGACATTCAATATAATATTATGCCTGATGGCTCTATAGAATGTAATTATAGAGAACCATGTCGCATGTTCGACACACTCGAGGAAGCTTATATGTGTCATAATGAACTGTGGTTCTTACTAGAACAAGCTGAAAAGAATGGAGAATTATAATGGGTCTTTATAGCCGTGCATACAAAGAGAAAAAAAAAGTTATATCTAAACTAAAAATAATGAGAATAGCAGATGATATTAGAGAGTTTTTTATAGAGAACCATACAGACTCTGAGAATTATAAAAAATTCTACAAATATGGGAGAATAAAAAATGCTAAGTGACCATAGTGTAGAACACAATAAAGCCCTGATGGTAGGTTCTTTTATTGGATTCTTAGTTACTCTCGTGGACAAGAACGATAATAACAAAACACAAAGAATATTAAAGAAAGTATTGAAAAGAGGGTCAAGAGACCAAGCAAAACTTTCTAATGATATATGGACTAATTCATCTAGTGATTTAATTAGAGAGTTTACAAGGTTCTCTATAGAACCAACAGTTGTAATAGAGACTTTGTTTTATTCTCATGAAAAAATACTAAGAGATGCTTTTACATCTGATTTAGAAAACTCTTGTTTGAAGTTCTGTGAATTATATCAAATGGAACAACTAGAAAATACTGAAACAGAGTTTGCAAAATCTTCTTATGTATTTGCCGATAAGCTAGCAAAAGAAACAGAGATTGCTTTATGGAGAGTGTTAAAGAAGAAAGAACAATATACTGTGAGAGAAGTGGAAGTTAAATAATATATATTGGGTCCAGTTATCGACCCATAGACAAAAATGTAACTAACATGGACTGTAGCTCTACAGTTAAATATTGAGCATACCAAAAAAACTGCTTCTAGTCTTTTTTTTCCGTTGAGTGGAAAAACGAATTTTAATGTTACTGCCTAGGGATTTATTTCCCTAGGTATAGCAATATTGAATAAAGTAAATATTTATTATTTATTTTATTCAATATTGAAACAATAAGGAATAAATATGTTGGTTGAAAGACTTATGATAACAGTACTGACTATCTGTTTTGTATATATGTTGGTTTTAAAGAAGCAATATGCTGAACAAAACTGTATAGAGTGCGAGAGAGTTGAGAGACAGCTCTTGTTAAAAAGGGGCATTTGTGATTGATTGGACCAAAACACTTGCTAATATTATGTACAAACATAATGAGAACAATATAAATTTCACTATAAAAGATGTAGAGGAAATACATAGTTATATCCTTGAGCTAAAAAGTGAAATAAAAGAACTTGAAAATTCCAAGAAGAGAGTACAAGCCAGTAAAGCTAAAGCTGAACAGGATTATTTAAAGATAGTGCAGAAGCTTAAAACAGATAATCTGGATAACTACAAGATAGACAAAAAGGTATAAGACAATGAAGATAAAAACAAAGTTTAGTGTTGAAGATACAGTATTTTTAATGCATGGAGGCTCTGCAAGAGAAGCGATGGTAGAAAGTATTAAAATAGAAGTTTATTGCAATGAAAGACATACTGCTTATCGTTGTGTAGCGACGAGTCAGGATTTTCGTTGTGAGAGAGGCGAAAAAGGCTTATATAAAAGCAGAAAAGCAGCTATAAAAGCTTGGGTGAAAGAACAGGAAGCTGAGCAAAATATCAATATATTGCATAAAGATATGTTGCTTCACAAAGCACATTATAAAAAAGAGAGAATAAGAAACATGAATGACACCTTTGATAATGCAGAAGAAGCAAAAAATAGTTTTTATGCAATAGAATGTTCAAAAGATGGCGAAATGCTTATAGACGAGATATATAGTGCATTTGATAATCGTAAATGCACTGATTGTCAATTCAGTGAAGTTTATACTGAAACTCAGTGTTATTGTACTGAGGGTGTTGGAAACGAGATAGAAGATGACAATTTTATCGTAGCGAAAGATTTTCATTGTAAATATTTTCTACGAAAGGGTTGAATAAATGAATGAGAAATACTGGAGAGATGGAAAGTGTCCATATTGTGGTTCTGAAGGACTATTCGAGATAAGTGTTGAGAAGATATATCTAACAGAATATCATGAGTATCTTTGCAGTAGTTGTAAAGGTAGGTATACAGATAATTATGAGCCAACTAGAGTGATGAACCCAGATGCAGACGATGAAGAATATTTTGATGTAGAGACAGATTATGGATCTTGTAAGAATGGAGGTTTTCTTGAACGGGTTTTAGCTATGGCTAGAAAAGTGATTAAGTTTGAGGTAGAAAATGGTAAATATTATATTACTGACCAAGAAGCTGAAGAAGAAAATTTTAGAATAAAACTTCGTAAAATAAAGAAAGAATTTGAAAATAGTCTTGAAGAAGATGATTGTGTAGTAAAATTAGTTTTAATAAAAGTAAGAGATATTTTTGGTCAACATTTAACTAAGAATACATTACAAAAAATAATCGAGGAGATTGAAAATGTGTGAAAAAACAAATGATTGTAGTCATGTAGGTATGGAAATATGTCTATTTTGTGGTGAGCCTAAAAATATAATTATATCTGAACAATTGAAAAGTAAAATTCCAAAAAAATTTGTTGCAGATTCAGTGCCATGCGAAGAATGTATTAAAAGATTTGAAAAAGGTTTTACATTTTTTATTGTTACTGAAGAAGAACCATCTCAGAAATATGCAGCAGATATGACAAGAATTGATAATATATCAGATAATTCGTTATACCTAACTGGTGGTTATATGGTTTTTGACCCAGAGGGGCTTCCTGAAGAACTTCGTAAAGAACCAGAACAGAAAATGTTTATTACTATGGAAGAAGCGATAGAAGTAGGTTTAATTCAAGATAAAAAAGATTAATTAATCTAATTAAGACGGGGTTGCATATTGTGGTTGTCAAACGGAATGCAGAAAGCCAATGACAGGTTATTAGTTGGCTATTAATTACTCATTGAGGAGTAATTCAAGGTAATGCTTAGGGTGTGCAAAAATATTCAAACTGGACACCAATAATTCTTCTAGTGATGGAAGTAAAAAAAAATCAGCAATAAGCTTATGAAGCACACTAATAAAATTATGGTTAGCTACCGTAGTAAAATGTGTGCTTTAGTAAGTTTATACTTGAGTTTAAAGATAGAGATAGTAAAAAACATACCAATAAGAATTAAATATTAAATAATTTTTATTGGTGTGTTGAATATATAGATTGTTGTATTTATTTTCCTATCCTTTATGAATACAACATCATTATTTAACCGCCAAAAAAAATAAGCAACTTATTTTAATATGTCGTTTTGCAATTTCGCTATATAAAATAAGTTGTGATAAGAAAACTCCTTATAGATTCATTCAAAAGCTATAGAACCATAATCTAACTATGTGTTCTATAGTATTTTATTATTATGAGTATTCTGTATAAAGCTAAGAATACTGATATAGATAAAATACACGATGGAGATAACATAATGATAGACATAGAGCAAGAAAAAAGAGAAGAAGCAGAATTAGAAGCTAAGATAGAAAAGGCTACGAGAGACGATTTGGACTTCTGCCTAGAGGCACTTGGTTTTTTTGAGCTTCAGACAGCGGTGGCTGATTTAGCTATAAATTTAAGTGAGTATGGTTATACCTTTTCATTTTCAGAATTATTAGATGAGTTGAAGTACAGATGATATGTCCAGAATGTGGTAAATATAATATATATGCTCAAGAGTATTGTACTGAATGTGGTGCTGAACTTAAAAATTATAGGTGTTCAAAATGAGTCGCAGAAAACATACTAAAGCTGATAGATATTGGAGAATAGGAGTTATTCGTAGAGATAAAATATGCCAATGTTGTGGTTCTCGAAAAAACAGACAAGCTCATCATTTGAATTGTTATAGTTATTTTCCAGATGAAAGAACAGATATAGATAATGGCATAACACTCTGTAGAAGTTGTCATACACAATTTCATACAAATTTCAAAAGAAGCTTTAAAACAAAATGTACTCGTTATGATTTTGAAAACTTCATGAGTTTATATTTATATGTAACTAAAAAAGCTTATGAGATTAACAATGATTAGGAATAAATTTTGGAAAAAATATGAGGGATTATATATCTTCATAATAGGTGTTTTATTAATGTTGGTTCAAGCATTGGTATTTAAAAAAATGCCAGATGATATGATGGCTTTGGTTTTAACATTCGTAATGTTTATGATGTTAACTAAACTGTTATATGAAGTTATACTTGGCTATGAAGCCCCAATTCAAATAAGATATGCTTTAGCATCGTTAGCTATAGAAGCTCTTATAGATGCTCGTATCGCTATGGTGAAACATCAATATGAAAATATGCTTATATTGTTATTAGCAACATTTATAGTGCTTGTATTAAGACACTATGCAATTATTTCAACAAAGGAAACACGATGATAAATATCAAAGCAAATAAAGAGCATAGCGATGTTCAATGATGGCGATGGAAATTTAGCTGCCTTAGCTAAACAAGAAGAAAAAATTGAAAAAGCAGAGAAAAACTATGCTATTGCTATGAATGAAGCTGAAAGTGAAATTGGTGATAAAGCAAGAGAAGTTATAGAAACAATAGAAAATATATCAAATAAATTTGATGTTGATTTAGATTACTTCAAAAAAGATTTTTTTGATAATTTATAAATAAATAAAAAAAAGGTTGGTTCTGATGACTATAATTGAAAAAGAGAGGTAAAGCAAATGGAAAATAAATTACTTAAAGAAATAACAAAAGAGACTCAAAATAAGTATTCTGCCAAAATATCAAGAACTGGTATTCACGGGTTAGAACACTGGACTAGAGTTTACAGTAATTCAATAAATCTTATAAGAAAAATCTTAGCAAAAAAAGAAACTGTTAAATTTAAAAGATATTCTAAATTAGCAGCTTTGTTTGCTTTTTATCATGATATTGGAAGAAGAAATGATGGTGTTTGTGAAATTCATGCTAGAGCAGGATATAAACTAATCTTAAAAGATAGTAAATATATTTGTGATGCTTATTCTGTAAGCAAAGAAGACATAGAAATAGTTGCTACTGCAATATTAATACATACTTCTTACATGCCGAATAAGAATGAGCAAAATTATTTAATTTCTAATTTCAAACTAGAAGATGCTGTTTTTATTATGCTGTTGATAGATTCTGACAGATTGGATATTGATAGAGTTTTTCCAGAAATAAAACTTGAATATATAACATTAGATGCTTCAAAAAAAATTGCTGGACATAAAAATTCATTAAACAAATAGGAGATAGATATGGGATTGAGAAGAGAGAATTGCGAACCAACTGATGAAATGAGAGAACTAAATGAATAGTGCTACTTTTCAAAATTTAATATCCAGAATTGTTCAAAAATATTCGTCAACAGAACCAAATGTATATTATGTATGGTTAGTCTTGTATATAGTTGGAGATAGATTAAAATCAGATAAATTACTGAAAACTTATTATCACAAAATAATGCAAACTGCTTTTAATAATATTGCAAAGTATGGTATTAAAGAAGAAACTGTATATAGAGGTTTCCTATTAGAACCATCGCAAATAGATACATTAAATGTGTGGAAATATAATCACAATAGCTTTACGACTGATAAAGAAGTTGCTATTGCATTTTCAACTAATGATAGTGATTATGGAATAGTATTTCCAGACAATTATGTTGGTAAGATTTATGAGATAAAAATAAATTTAAAAGAACATTTTATATGGTTCGATTATAGATGGGATTTACCAGAAGATATAAGATTATTTATAGACTACTGGAATCAAAAAGAGATTATTATTGGTAAGCTCGAAGATGTAATAGGAAATAGCAAATGACTTGCATTATGATAAGAGAACACCTCTCAACCGTTAAAGAATTTCTTGAAAAGAATGATATTCTTTTCAGTGAATATACAATTGATGATGAAATTGAAATACGAGTTGATACTGATTTAATTTCAGATTCTGAATTAACTAAGTTATCAGATTCTATTGGTGAAAAAAACAATAAAATTAGAACTTATGATTATATTATATTCTGGAGATAAAATATGCCTAATTGGTCAAATACAACAATAGAGCTTATTTGAGATAAAAGAAAAATCGATAAGATAGCTCGTAGGTCCAAGACTAATGGATTAAGTCAAGGTTCTATGCAAGAACCAGTCAAAAAAAAAAGAACCACAAGAAAAACAACAAGAATACAACTCTGTTATTGGAGTTTAATTCAGCTTGGGCTGGACCTTGTTGTTGGTTTACAACTATGTGTGAAAATTATAAACTTACTGGTGAATATTTTGATGTGGAATTTTTATTATCTAATTATGAGCATCTAGTAGATAATAAAGATTACTCACATTGGATTAGTCTAGTAAAGGATAATATTCAAATATTTAAAATGTTCAAATCTTATGGTTCAAAAAGACCTATATTTGACTTCTTAAAGACAGCATTTGTCGATATTGGTTATGGTCAAAAATAAAGTAAGAGACTCTTGGAAAGAGTACAAGGAGGCATCTTGGAAAGAAGTAGAATAAAAGAAGCTTTGGACTACATTTGTGGGAACTTAGGGACAACAATAGAAGTTATCTTGTTGGAAAATAACAAGTATAAAATTGGTGATATTAAGATATTTAATAAATTTCAATTTCAAGATTACATTCTTGAATTGTCAAATAAAAATGGCTCAATAAAAAGTGTCAATGGATACAACAGTCGTGAATTTTATATTATTATGAAAAATGATACAGAGTATACAATACAAGTATCCGATATGGAAATATCGAAGAAGTTAGATTTTGAGGAGTAAGAAAAATGGTAGAGACCAGTAAATGTATTGAGTGTGAGTACCTTAGTTTTAACTTTAGCATAAATGAACATATCTGCATACAAAGAGTAAGAAAAGGTGAAATACTTAGATTACTTGATATGTGTCCAGAAATAGAAAAAAACAATGAGAGGGTTATGAAAATAATGAGTGAAAAAATACAATACCATAAAGATATAAATTATGAGTCTTTAGAAGAAGAGGAAAATAATTTTGATGGTGGTTCAAACAACTTCTATAAATTTCCAGCTAATGTAACTGATATTGACAGTCTTGCTAGATACTGGAAATTGTCATTTGCTGAGGGAAATATACTTAAATCTCTTGCTGCAAATCTTGGTTCTCGTCATGATGGAACTAATCCAAAAAGAGAGAAGAAAAAAGCTTTACACTATGCTGTTGATAGACTTATAGAACATGGTATTTCTCGTAATGAAATTGAAAACCAAGTTATCACACAACTTGATAAGCAGTTCTAAGCCGAAATAGTAGTAAGAAATAATGCTATCTATTTTCAACTTATAAAAAAAAAAAAAAAAGGAAAAAAGAATGGAAAAAGAAAAACTGATATTAAAATCGTTGGCAGTTTCAGCACTACCTAGAAAAGTAGAAGATGGTTATGAAACATTTGTTTACACGGTTGAAAAATGGGGAAAGGAAAAAGATGATACATTAATATCGTCTTTTTCCAAAAGTAAAAAAGAAGACGATGACGACACAGTTGTTGTTAGGGATAAGGACTTAGTAATGTTATCAGCTACAGACAAAGCTAACAATGGTGTATTCAGTGCATTGTATAGTGGAATAGATGCATTGCATTCTTCTGTAGTTGCAGAGAGTCAAGATTTTATTTTATCTAAAATAAAATCTACTACAAAAGCTACAGCTGCAAAAGCTGTATTTACAGAAAGAGAGAAATATAAAAAGAAAATATTGGAAAAAAGCTGTTCTGGTATAGGACATCTGACAGAAAAGCAAGAACTTGCTTTAATGAAAGAAATTAAGAGAATGAATGCTTTATTTTCGGGATCTCTATCTAGTGATTCTGCTACTTCTGTTGATATTGATTTAATAGAGAGATATGCCTTTAGAAAAAACATAATGTTTTTAGGGCCAGCAGGTGTAGGTAAAACCTACATGTTGACAGAGTGGGCAGACAGTAGAGTTGCAGAAGATGGATATAAATATTACCATATAGATGGACATGAGGGGTATGAAATATCTGATATGCTTGGTATGATGGTTCCTAATGAAACTAGTGGTATGTCATGGATAGATGGACCTTTGACACAAGCATTTAGAGATGCTTCTCGTGGTCACAAAACTATAATAATGATAGATGAAATATTAAGAATACCAGACAAGGAAAGAAGTATACTGATTGGGTCTCTAATTCCAAAAGCTGACGGCATGTTATCTCTAAGAACCAACCGAATTAAAAGCTATGATGAAGACGGAGTTGGACAAACAGAAGAGATTAAATGTCTTCCTGAGAATCTATGGGTTGTAGCTGCTTCTAACATAGGTGTTGGTTATTCCGTAGAAGATATGGACACCGCTTTTCAAGATAGGTTCAGAGCTTTCAGAGTGGATGGAGGAGAGAAATTAGCTAATTTAATATCTACTAAGATATGCAAAGAAAAAGGCTTCAGCAGCAATGTAACTAAGGCTATTGTTGAATTATTTAACAATTTTAATGAAATTAAATTAAAAGGTAAATTTCAAAAGAATTTTTCCCCTCGTCACATATCTGAAGTATTAACATTGGCAGACACAGAACAAGAGATAGGATTGTATCTACAAGACCTTACTTATACTTGCTTAAGCATAAACAGCTCAGGTGTAGTTAATGGCTCTGAACTTGAGATATGGGAGTCTTTAATAGAACCATTCACTGCTGAGGTGTAATTATGAAAAAAGAAAAAAAAATAGTTAAGAATTTTTTAGTAAAAAAGAAAGTAGTTGGACTGCTTGAGACTGATGGAATTTTCTTAAAATATGGCTCAACTGGTCTTGGAGCAAATACAATGTTGTTTCAGGGCGATTCAGAACAGAATACACTATATAGAGGACATGACTCTGATAGTACGACATATTTTAGCTTGTCGGAAGAAGTGTTTGAGAAAGTAGATAAAAACACTTCTTCTGTACGAGATAATTTTGCTCACAAGAATATACTGTTTAATACCATGGTTGTAGCAAATCATATTTTAGAAACAAGTATTTGTAAGGCATATTTTAAATACATAACAACTGATATATTATTGGTTCTAGTGCATAAAGAAGCTCCACAAATAGACTTTAGAAAAATAGACTATTTGTTAGAAGCTGGTAATCCAGTTCATGAATTTATTTCGTCGGATATATTATCTGACGAAATAAAAGAAATATATAGAATTATAGAAGATATAAAGCACACTAGGGAGATTGACGAACCTGCTGGATATTCTGGTTGCGACTTCTTTAGTTATATTCCAGTTAAAAAAGGAGAAAAAACAGTAGCTAAAAGTAGCGAGTTGGCAGATTCGCTATCTAAACCTACTAGTGCAACAACAGATACTTCTGAAAAGGAAGATGATATAGAAACCATCTTAAGAGATACATTAGGGTCCATATCGACAAGCTATACAAACCCTAGTTATTCAGATGATAAAATGTGGTTTCGACATAAGAATACTTTGTCTAAAAAAGAGTATTTAAAAGTAGAACAGTATGCCAAGCAGATAGGTTCTAAGATGAAAGGTAGATTCGGTAAGGACAAAGTTTCATCACCCTCTAAGAAAATTCATACTAAGAATTTCATTAGAAGAGTACCTAATATATATGTAAAAAAAAGAGACATATCTAAGGGCAAGAAAATAAATTTGAATATTTTCATAGATGCCTCTGCTTCTATGAATGGAAAACCTATGAAGAATGCAGTTTCTGTAGCACTGATATTTGAGATGATAGCTAACAAAGAAAAGACTATTACCGGAAACATAATATTGTCTGCTGGTGAGGGTTCCATGACTATAGAGTTTGGGAAAGGCAAGGAATCTCTATTAAACAAGCTTCAGGCTTTTAGTGGGGAAGAGGGCATTGAAAGAACCATCACTAACAATATGAAAATTATGCAAAAAGCTGATTACAATATCTGTATTAGTGATGCAAACATAACCGATGACCCATTGAACAAAAAAAAATATGAAGCTAGAAATGTTTTTATAGATGGTCTTTATATAAACAAAACAACATCTAGTAAAACAGAAAAAGAAAATACTGAACACATGGAAAAATATTTTTCGAGAGGTAAAGTTATAGATACTTTAGAAAATGCCGTGGAATATATATCTAATGTTGTTTTGCAAAAATAATATCGAAATATTAGAAACAATAGCAATAGTTGGTAATTTTATATTACAAAGTTATTGGTTCTATTATACTCAACTTAAAGACAAGGATTAAAAAATGGATTATAAAATAGTTCCCATAAAACCAATGAATGAAAATACTCGTGATGAATTAGATAGATATTTAGCTGATGTTTGTTTCGTGGTTCGGAATAAAGATATAAAGCACCCACATAGTCTTACGAAAAGACTACTGAAAGAAAGTTACGGAGATAAGCCTAGTTCTGTTTTTTCGTTTGTGCCATGCACAGTAGATAAGGAAATAGCAGAATATCAAATTACAAAAAAAAGATTTATGTTTTGTTTTGGTTTTGCACACAATGCTAGTCATTATTATCGCACTAATTTGAGAGAGCTATTAAGTTGGGACTGGTCATTAGATGAGGCTTTGAAGCACATAGATTTTACTTATTATAAGGCTTTTACGGCAGTAGCTCCATATATGACATATGGTCAAATAAGAACTCATTCGCAGATACAATTCCTATCTCATAGTGCTAGATATAGTGATGTTGACTATGGCTATTTTATGCCTAATGAAGTATTAGAACTGCTTACGAAAGTAAAACTATCTACCAACACAGAAGAAGCTCAAAATAGCTGGAATCAAAAAGTACAAAATGTATCTCCGAATGAACTGACTTCTTTTATGAAAGATTGTGGGATAAAGCGAAAAGAGATATATAATCGTGGTTCCGATAGCTTAAAGATAAGACCTTTTAGTATTGGATTAAATATACTTAATCCTAATGCTAGTGAGCATTTTTTTAACCAAAGAAAGAAAGATGAACATACACAACTAGAAACAAGAATGTTTGCTGAAGAGCTATATAGAAAGGTTTATGAACATAAATAAAGTATCAACAGTATCTATTGTTCAGCATTGGTAGCAGTGCGACGACTAGACCCCTATGATGGTTTTATTACTATAGTAACTTCAGCTAATAAAGAATATTGATTCAGTGATGGAATATATCACTAAAGAATTTATATCAGTATTAAAAAAGCAAGTAAATGCAATTACAGATTTTATACTACCTATGGTAGTATAAGCAAAAAAAGATACAAAAAAAAATCAAACAGTTTAAGAGAGGTTGTAAAATATGCAAGAAAACAATAGAGATGACTATTATCCTGAGCTAGGCTATTATGGTGGCTCAGACCAGATACCAGAGGGCAACAGAAAAATAAGCCCATCTGGACTTTCTGGATTTTTTAACGATAGTGAAGAATGGTACAGAAGAAATATAGAAAAATCTGAAGTATTTAATGGCAATACCTCAACTGTATTAGGTACGGTGGTTCATCATATGGCTGAATGCTTTGAAAAAGGTATTGAATACCGAATTGAAAAGATAGAGGAATATTTAGATAGTTATGAGAGTAACATAGATGTGGATACAGAGCAAGTTCGTGCAGAATACAATGAAATGTATGAAGCACTTAAAAAAGAGTATCTAACGGCTCCTGCCACTAAAAAACCTATTGAGGTAGAACAGTTTATTCACTGCGAGCTGACGAAAGGTTATACAGTTGGTGGTTCTATAGATAGATTAGAACCACGAACTATTGTTGACTATAAGACTTGTTCTAAGAAACCGACTGGTATAAAACCTTACAGACTACAGCTTTTAGTGTATGCTTGGATATACAGAAAAATAGGCTTAACCATAGACACTATCAAAGTAGTTGCAATTCAAAGAAGAACCAAAACACTTGAACCTAGAGTATGGATTATTGAAGACATTATAACTGATGAAGATATGCAAATGATTGAATATACGATGTTAATCATATCAAGATGTATTGATATTGTTCAGAATAACAATGAATATAAAGACCTTATATTTAGAGGTAATCCAATTGGTATGTTTAAGAAAGACAACACTAGAGTAGAGAGAGCTAATGACATCGGGTATTCAAACGGCTTTTAGCTATATAATAAATGTGAAAATAGGCAAAGAGGTTATGGTTGCTATATGGAACCATTGTAAACAAGATAATCATATTGTTAAATGCACTATAATTGGACATGAAGACAATATTTCTAGTAAAACAACTGATGTATTGGTTGAATACAAGAATGATGCTGGTGAGCATCGTAGGTGTATAATAGAACCAATGAAAAAGGTGGTTGTTTTATAAAAAGAATAACACAACCACTTACGAACCACCTTGGGGTGGATTCGCCGTGGTTGTTTAATGGAATGTGTATTGAGGTATTATAAATGATATTTATAATATTTAAATATATTATTAAACGGAGTCGGGACCTACGACCGACAGTGGGGTAGGCTACTGAGCCAATGAACGGAGTGGAATTGGCGAGGTAGGTCTGTCTTTATTTATATAGTCTTTATTTACCTGCAGTCTATCACATGCAACCAGTTGCACCTCTACACCTGCAGCTAGTTGCACCTCAAAAAAGAAAAGAGAAAAGACTTAATAAAAAATCTATATTCAGTCAAGCTTCAAGAGAACAATGTTTTAATACAATTAAATAACACTAAAAGGTATATAAATGGTAATTCACAACATTCGTCCAGATAGAAATTTCACACAATTAGATAACAATGTTTTAAGATTGAAGAATATTCATTCTGGTGTAAAAGTATTGTATTGCTTTATTGCATCACTTAAAAATGGTCAACGAATATCGAGAGAATATTTGGCTAAGAGTCTGGGGGTAAGTGTAAGAACAATCTCCACACAAATTGGAGAATTAGAAAAAAGAAATCTACTTTTAGTAGATAGAGTTTCTGCTAAAGAATATGACTGCTACATTGGTACAAGCAAGCTTCCAGCTAGCAAAACAAAGGAATATTGGGTTGATATAGAGTCATTAACTGAAACGATAACCGATGAAGAGCTTTTGCAAATGCAAAAAGAATATATAGATAAAATAAATAAAATGGAGAACAAATGACAGAACATCAACGAGAAAAGTTTGATAATATAATGAGTCACTCAGATAAGATAGTGGCCCTATTTGGAGAAGGTGGAACTGGTAAAACAGTTTCAGTAAGTAAGTTTATTCAATCGCTTGATGAAAATCAGATAGTAGCTTTGACAACTACTACACACCAAAGTTTAAGTGTTCTTAGGGACATGGTTCCATCACATCATAAATGTGATATAACAACATCTACAATACATAAATTCTTAGGCTTTAGAGTCAAAGATAATCAAGGTAAATCTACATTGCAAAGAAATCCGAAGCATGAAATTAGCTTTGTGGACTATCTAATAATAGATGAATCATCTTATTTAACTAAGCAGTTATTAGACTTTATAAAAGGCTCAGAAGTTGGATTTAGAGTGCGAAAGAAAATTATATTGGTAGGCGACAAAATGCAACTAACTATAGATGATTTTCTAAACTTAGATTCTATTTTTAGTGAAGAACTAACAGAGAACATGAGACAGAGTCGTGACTCTGATTTATATACCTTTTGTCATAGTCTAAGACACAGAATAGAGAACAAATTAGGGGTAGTACCTATTCCAGCAAATGGTAAAGATATTATAATGACATCGAACCATACAGCTTTTGTTAGTGAATACAAAAAAAACACTTCTAATAAATGTATATTAGCTTTTCTCAACTCTACTGTTAAAAGCTATAACAACAATATAAAAAAGAAGATGTTGAAAGAAGATACATATAGTATTGGAGACACTCTTGTTGTGATGGAACCAACATTCAAGAAACTAGCTAATGGTAGTAATTCTATTATATACAACAACAGAGAGAGAGTAGAAATACTTGGAATAGTTCAGGAGACAGATAGTGATACATTATTACTTGTTAAAAATTCAAAAGAAATAGAGGCACAATTACTAGTCCCTAAGTCTAAGGCAGAATACAATCGAACATTAAAAAACTATGTAGATAAAAAAGACTGGAAGAACTATTATGATTACAAAGAAGCAAGAAATTTTGTACATCATTCTTATGCCCTCACAGTACACTCAGCACAAGGTTCTACATTTGATGATGTCTTTATCGACCTAAGTGATTTTAACCCTCCTAATGACCCTGTAAGTGACAAGTTACTAAGAATGGTATATGTAGCCTTAACAAGAGCTAGAAAGAGAGTTTTTATATATCTAGGAGATGGAAAAAGAGACTACCAAGCTTTTGGTAAGACGGTAAATCTATTGGATGAGATGTAGATATGTATAGCAAAAAAAAAGACTCAACTATATTTGATGATACTATGTTTCCAAGCCAGATAAGACAAGTAAGAAGCGATGGTTCTGTAAAGAGAGCTATTGAGTTACCTATGTCTAAAAAGGCTATTGATATGTATTCTGATAATTTAAAAAAAGACTTAGAGAATAATATGACATTTAAAAAGTTGAAAGAAGTGAAATTTATGAATAAAGCTTTGGATTTATTCGAACCAACTAAAATAACTATAACGGAGAATTAAATTATGTCTAAAATAAAACTAGATGACGACACGGAAGATATACCTATTGAATCCAAAGTGTCTGGAGAATTACATTATACTGATTTAGAGAATATGAAGTGGATGGATGTAATACTTAACATACTTAAAAATAAAGCTGGTTCTGAGCAAATGGACGACCATTTTTATGAAACACTTATTAATAATAAAATAAGCCAAATAGCTACAAATATGAGAGTATGCTTTGAATTTTATGATGGTGGGATTATTCCAGCCAACATATATTCTTTTCTGCTAGCTACATCTGGCTCATCTAAAGGAAAGACTAACTCTACTTTGAAGAACTTGTTTTTCAAAGACTTTGAAGATAGTTTTATGACTATGCACCAAATAAGAGCCAAGCTCAATCTGGAACATATGGCAGAGGACAAATCAAGGCTAGAGGGTATGTCAGAAGAACAAGCATTAGACTATCTAACAAAAAGATTTAATTGCTTACCTAACTTTATATTCACATATAATGATTCTACGGAGCCCGGATTTAAAGCCTTGAGAGAGAAGCTTACATTAAGTGGTTCAGGTGCCACAAATATAGAGCTTGATGAAATTGGCATTAATATGCATAAGATAAAAGAGTTTCTATCAGCAGTGCTTGAATGCTATGATGTTGGAGTCTTAAACCAAAAGCTAACCAAGACAGAATCTTCTAAGGATACAGCTAAAATACCAGCTACTTTCTTAGCTTTTGGCACTGGTTCTACATTGCTTGATGGTGGAGAGATGGAAAAAGATTTTATGAGCATTTTAAGACAAGGCTTAGCTAGGAGATGTACTTTTTCATATACTGAGAATATAAAAGATACTGAAGACGATGAAGAGTTTGACCCAATGAAAATATTACTGAGAGCTAAGTCGTCTGAGGATTCAAAAGACTCTCTTAGAATAATGAATAAATTTAAACTACTATCAGAACCAAAACTGTTTGATAAAGTTATACTGGTTCCAGATGCCATATGGGCAAAAGTATTAGAATATCAAAGAGACTGCAATAAAGAAGTATCTAAGCTATCTGAGTTTGAAGATCTAGTTATGCTAAACATAAAGCATTCTTACTGGACTTTATCTAAGATAATGTCAGTATATGCCTTTATGGATGGCAAAGATTATGTAGAACAGATACATTTTGATAGAGCATTAAAGTATGTAAAACATTCTATAATAGACTTCAAAAAGATGGTTCGTAGGAAATCTAATTTTGAAAGAGTTGCATTGTTTATATGTACAGCAAAAAGAGAATTAACATTATTCGACTTTACGGAGTCTATGCCATTCTACAAAAATGCCACAAAGCAAAGCAAGATGGAAATGTTGGAATTAGCACAAGCTTATGCTGCCACACACAATATGCTTATACAGCATAAGATAAAGGAGGGTATTATATATTACACTGGTTCTATGCTAGAAGAAGTGGACTTAAATCAAATCAAGTTATCTATGTCATCACATATAACTGAAAATTTTGTTCCTTTATCTGGAAAATGGGATGACTTGTATAATATTCCTTGTTCTAATACAAATTATTCTATTCATCATTTTATAGATAACTACAGAAAAGGTAGCAATGCTATTGCTGGGTTTAATATAGTTGTTTTAGATATAGATGATGGTACTGATTTAGATACAGCTAAGGCTATATTAAAAGAATCTAAGTATCTTATTACTACTACTCGAAATCACAATAAGGAGAAAAATGGCAAGATAAGAGATAGGTTTAGAATCTTTCTTCCAATGACAGTTGAACTTAAACTGAATGAATTAGATTTTAAAGCTTTTATGACAAATGTTATGGAAGATTTTCCAATAGAAGTCGATGAAGCTTGTAAGGATATTGCAAGATTTTATTTCGGTCATGCTGGTGCAGATTATGCATATAATGATGGTTCTTTATTTGATCCAGCTGACTATATACCCAATACAGAACCGAATAAGAAGAGAATAAAATTCAATTCAGAACTTGGAGATATAGGCAGTTTGGAAAAATGGTTCTTAAAACGAATGGCAAGTGGAAACAGAAATGATATGCTTATTAAATTCGCTCTAGCTCTAGTTGATGCAGATAAAGAGTATGAAGAAATTGAATCTCGTTGTATGACATTAAATAGCAGGCTAGAAGATCCAATTTCTCAAAAAGAGATTTCATCTACTATCTTATCTACGGTAAGAAAAAAACTATATGGAGGTAAATAACTATGTCTTTTAAAGACTTAAAAAGAGGTGACAAAGTTGAGATAAACTTTGAAGTTTGTGCTGAGAATGGATTTAACAACTTTAGTACATTTGACCTATCACAAGGTGTGGTAGTGTCTGAAAAAATAGAAATAAAATTCCATGGGCATAAAAATGAAGCGGCTGTCCACTTGAGGACTATTGCAGATAACAAAGATATATGTATATCTGAAAAAACTGGAATACTATATTCGTTTATTGAAGAAGAAATAATTTTATAAATGAAAATCGTAGTTCAGAGAAGATGTTAAAGCTGCTTTTGCAATAACAGACAAAAAAAATTGCAATATAGTTATAGTGACCACTTAAAAAAAAACAAAAGGATAGACATGAACAAGAACACACCACAGACAATTAATGAAACGATGGATACATTTAAAATAGAACGCACACAAACTGCAATGGGTACACGAATGACTCGTGGAGATTACAATGAATATAGAGGCTGGACATTACCTGATGGTGAGAATGGTGATGATAAGGGAGTGATGCTGGTTAATGGTGACCATGTGAGCTGGATACCTAAACCTGTATTTGAGAAAGAATGCTTATTGATTGAAGATAGACTTAATGGCAAGGAGCTTGACCCAGAAACAAGTATTCCAAAGAAAACACTTGGAAATACTTGTTCTAATAGAACAATAGAAAATGTTAGTGATGTTACATTCTGGGGTAATAGAGATACTTTTAAGTTAATTTCAAAAGCATCTTCAGAAAAAGAAGGTTGGATGAAATCTACTAAGGCTATGCAGTGTGGAAACTCAGTTGTTGTTCAGGTAACAACTCAACAAAGAAACCCTGATGGTAGTTATGCTGTAGCAGAAGCAGTGACGACAGTGCCAAATGCTGTAATTTCTAAGCACAAAGAAGATGGTAAAGTGATTTTTAGAACTATAGCTTAGTCTGCTTTTAATGGAGACAGAGCAAAAAAAAATAAAGGTATACAATGGTATCAATCAAAATCGAAAACTATAATGAGTTCGTACATGGACTGAAAAAGTCTGGTGAAAATATCTTAGATAGTCTAAATCCAGAAAAATGTTCAATTATACATATGGCAATGGGTTTATCTGGCGAGTCAGGTGAGCTTCTTGATGCAATTAAAAAATACACTATGTATGAAAAAGATATTGACCGTGAAAATATTGTGGAAGAGATGGGAGATATTGAGTTTTTTTTAGAGGGACTTCGTAGTGACCTAGGCATAATTAGAGAAGAAACTCTACAGCATAATATGGAAAAACTTATTTGTAGATACCCTGATGGTTTATTTACAAATGCTGATGCCCAAGAAAGAAAAGATAAGGAGGTAAAAATAAATGGCTCTTAACATAAGACCAATAAAAGAAACTGTATCCGATAGTGGTGTAAAAATATTAGTATATGCTCAGTCTGGAACTGGAAAAACTAGCCTTGCTGGCACTTTTTCAGGAAGGACTCTTATACTAAATGCTGAGAATGGTACAGCGGTTATTAAAGATAGTAATTGCGATGTTATAGATACTCCGAATGAAGCTTCTATAATTGAAGTATATCAAGCTATTCTAAATGGTGAAATCAAGTATGACAATTATGTACTTGACTCCATTACTGAGATTGCAGAAAGCATGGCTCTAGCTTTAAAAGCTGACCCCTATTATGGTGACCCTAAAAATAGTTTTAAATTTTGGGATGAGCTAAAAAGAAAAATAGTAGTTATGATGAAAGCCTTTAGAGACCTTAAAAACTGCAATGTAATGTTCTGTGCATTAGAAGCAGATGTTGAAATTAATGCCCTACAAATACTGCATCCTATGGTGCCGGGCAAAAGCTCAATGAAGATACTACCATCCATATTTGATGAAGTATTAAGACTTACTTCTGATGCTGATGGTACTAGAAAGTTGCATACTTCAGGAAGAATGGACTATGTAGCTAAAACTCGTTATGGAATAGAGGATGGAACAACAGATGTTAATATAGCTAATCTATATCAAGAACATCTATATAGTTCTCAAACAAAATAATAATTAAAAAAAAACAAGGAAGAAAAACATGAGTCAATTTGATAATTTATTCGAGGGTACAGAAGAAGAGATTTTAGGACAAGACGAATTTAAAGGTTCGGGTATTACTAAGTCATGTGTGGTTGTAGCTAAAATAACTATGGCTAAACAAAAAGACAGTGGTTCTAGTAACTCAAAAGCATTTGTTATTGAAATGGAAACCGAAAGTGGTGCTAAACTATTTCACGACTTTGGATGGTATATAAATAAGACTGGTAAGCATACAGACAAAAATGGTAAGATATTACCAGCTACAGCTGGTTTAGTTAGATTTAATGCTTTAATAAACAATGAGAGAGATTTACCTAAATTAGATTTAGCTGCAATAAAAGAATATGATTGGGAATCTAAATCAGAAGTATCTGTTCAAAAAATGATAGCTCGTTCCCTTATTGGTAAAATGGTACAGGTTCAAGTGGTTCGCATTAAAACAAACAAGCAAGTTGATTCAGGTGGAAAAACTCCAGAGGGCTATGCTATTTGGGTAGATGGTCCAGACGAGAAGTTCACCAATGAATGTAAAAGGTTTTATGATGCTATGACTGGTCAAACAATAGGTGAGAAACAGCTAGGAAAAGAAGCTGAGAAAATCAAAACAGATATTCAATATTGTGAAGAAAATCCAGTATTAGATAAATTCAAAGCAGTAGCTGCTATAACTGCCTCACAAGCTCCATCAACAGCTACTCAAGGCTTTGGTGCACCAGCACAATCTACTCAAGGCTTTGGTGCTCAATAGCCATGCTAATTAATATCAAGCTAGATAGTTGTATTCCAGAAGATAAAAAGCTTCTGGAATATATACTCAATGGAAATATAATTAGCACTGACGAACTGATTATAAAGGATGAACCATCTATTGTAGAGCCTATTGAAGAAAAACTAGAAGAGTCTAGTTTTGATATAAGAAAAGAAGCCTCTACAGAAAAAGAAGATGGTTCTAATGATTTTTTAAAAGCTGTTGACGAAAGAGAGATAGAAGAAGTCAAAAGTCTTACAAGACAAGATATAGTAGATATATTCGATAGTAATAAGAGGCTTACTTCAAACTTTTTTACCAAACTACAGACTGGATTCTACGGTCATGAAAATGTACTAATAGAAGATATAAGATTCGTAGGTAGAAAGCCATTTAGATATACAGATGAGAATTGTATATTTAAAGTCAGAAGAGCATTACTTAAGTTGAAATCAGCTCCAAGAAGAATATCGGAATAATGTATGTTTCTTAGAAGCATAGAAGACTGCTATAAAATACCAGCTTCAGCTCCGACTATGGATAAAGTAAAAAAGAGCAAATCAAAGAAGCTTATGAAGCTTGATGATATGTATTTTTTTATAGCTGAAACAAAAGAGATAACCAGAATATATTCAGTTAATCTAGGCATTCAGGTATTAGCTGCATATCCTCGTTCTCATGCACTCAATATGCTAATAAAACGACTACATCATATCAAAGGTTTAGTTCATGAAAAAAACTCGTAAAGAGCAAGTATACGGCATTGATATAGGGCTTAGTGGAGGAATTAGTAATGGTTCTTCCGAAATAGCTATGCCCATATATAGTGTTATGATTAAAGAACCAGTTATGGTACAAGCTAAAGACAGTAAAGGCAAAAAGCAATATTACAAAAGTGGACCTAAGCAAGGTGAAGTAAAGATGAGAATCAAAGCTGGAGCTAAGTTTAAAAAATACCTTGATATTAGCTACATATATAAGTCTTTCTTGAATGCAACAGTTGTGGTTCTTGAAGATATGGGAACTAGTGTCGGCAATACTGCACAAGCCACTAGAACCACAGCCTCTAATTTAGGAAAGCTTTTAGCTGCTGCTGAATTAGCAGGTTGTAAAGTACATCTAATAGCTGCTAATAAATGGAAGAAAGATTTGGGATTATCTTCTGACAAATTAGAATCGGTTATTATGGCTGAAGAATTAACTGGACGAGTGTTTAGAACAGATAAAGGAGCCTTATTAGATGGCGAAGCAGAGGCATTTCTAATATGGCATTGGTATTCACTGTATGGTGAAGAATATTTTAAAACAAAAAAACAAGGAATAAAATGAAAGAACAAATCAAAATAGTTAATACAGAGACTGGAGAAATTCAGACAATCGGCTCTTTAGATGCAAATACAGCAGCGGATATTACATGTGTTTTGAAGACAATTAACAATTCGCTAAAAGACATAGCGGATAGCAAAACAGAATGCTGTTTAGTTGATATTATCGAGTTACTAGATGTAGTCGATAAAACACTTGTTGGCAATATGTCACCACAAGAGATGGGAATTAAAGTGAAAGAAATTACAAAGTCAGAAGCTGAAGAACCACTATTTGATTTAGATGGAATCCCAAACAATGTATTGAAAGATATTCAAGAACAAATTAACTCTATTTTAGAGAAAAATAAAAATGATAAAAAAACTAACTAGAGGTAGATACAAGATGAAGATTATATTCGATAGAAATGAAGTAGAAGAAGCTATTAAATGCAAGTTGGACAAAATGGGTCTTAAATATGAAGATTGTAAAATTACATTAAGTCAATCAACTGCCACAGTTCAGATAGGTAATGTAGCAGACATTGAAGCTGAATCAAATGAGACCACAGAGAATGCAGAAGACAATTTTTCAGAAGTAAGTATGGAGGATGAAGAACCACAACCAGCTGTTATTGGATTTATTAAAAATAATTTACATGCTAGACAAAGCTAAAAATATAGCCTTATCTATATTATCAGTTCTAGGACTGATAATTATAGTTGTAGTCGGACTGATAACATCCTATATGATTTCAGCTTTATTAGCTGTATCTATATTTTTTTATATAATATATAAAATATATTCTCATGCAGAACCAACGAAAAAAAAGCAAAAAAAGAATGAAATTAAATATTCTATTGATGCTGATTACAGAAGTGTATATTAATACACTTCTGTTATATGTGGCACTATTAGTGTTTCAGCCATATCTAATGGCCCAAATACTCTATTAAAGAAACCACCAACTATACCATTATCATCATATGTATCAAATTGGTCAACACCTCTTGTGTTTACTAATGTTTTGTAAGCAATGACAGACGACGGGTTAGCTATTAACATTCTTGCAACAACTCCCATATTCTTTAGGAAGAATTGCATAAAAAGAACCAACGATAAATTCTCCATAGTCGTGAAAGCCTGTGCTTTCAAAGTGTTATACATAACAAAAGCTTGAGCAACTACCCTTGCAGATTGCTTAGCAGGCATACCAGATTTTCTTAAATGCTTATCTAGCGAATATCTAGCAGAAGCATCCCCAGCCTGATTAAGAGTAAGCAATACTTCAAACAATTTGGTATCTGAAGTTACATACATATTCTTGATTATTTCATGCAATACTTTTATGCCTCTGACACCAGACTTATTCATAGCTATATCTACTATCTTGTTTATATCATTCTTTGATGTCATGCTATCCCTATTTACATCCTCTACAACAGACGAAATTAAACCTTTTTTATACAGTCCGTACAATGGATTATCTTCAACAAGAGACTGAAGTTGCTTCAACTCTTTCTCTACTTTATCTCCTTGAACCTTTCTTATTTCAAGCTCTCTTATGTCATCTAATTGATGTCTTAATTCCCATAAATATTTAAACCCTTGAACCATATCTTTACTAGCTGTTATTGGATCCACCCCTCTCATCACTAATGATATGTAGTTAGATTTAATATTACCCCATATAACACCCGTGTTAACAACTGCAACCAATGGTTTAAATAACTTAACCAATGAACGAAGAAAGCTTTCAACTATTTGTAACCCTTTGTAGAATTTAGGCTTGGTTCTTTTTAAACTAGATTTAGCCTCTGCAAAACTAAAGTTTTTATAACCAAAAAAGTCACTCAGTAATTCAGGTCTAATATAAAATTCTTTAACACCATTTTCTTTTAATACTCTTTTAGTGTATTCAGGTAGCTTATTCCACTGGTCTTTAGTTCTAGGATTATATGGACTTATTTGAATGAAATTCTCTTTATCGGAAGCATCTTTATATTCATTTAAAGCCCACTCTATAAACATATTATTGCTTTCTTCACCAGTTATCTTAGCAGATGAAGAAACGATAGTAGCCGCTATTCTCTCAACTACATCTTTATTTTCTCTCAGTAGATTCTCTTTCAAGCTAGTTGACATAGTGTATCTATAGTCAGTTATCTTAGCTCTCTTACCCTCTATGCTAATCAAAGGAACAGGTTCAGAACCTGTGAATGGATCTGCTTCCAAGTCGAATTTTTCATTAGTTATATCATCTATCATTCCTTGAATTTCATGAGTTCCTATATGCTCACTATCTTCATGAAACTCTTTCATAGAAGTACCTTTGTGTCTAAGGTTTGTTATCTCTATAACACCTTTACTATATGGGGCACTGTAGTCATGCTTAGTAACAAGAACTCTATCCATATCTATATCATCATGGTCATTAACTTTAATATCATAATCTATAAACTTCCAGCCTTGCTCAACATACATATCTAAGTCCGCTAGTCTGATTACTTTCACTTCCATATTTTCATCGGTAACCATCTTAGTATAGCCCTTTTGCTTATATACTTTCTGAGAACCTGCGAAAGATTTTCTATCGTTATCTCTAGTCATTTCTTTAAAAAAAGTAAGCATTTTGTTTACAGCTCTAAAGTCTTTAGATAGGTTTACATTATTTTCTTCTTTCGCCATTCTGAGTGCATACAAACTAACAAGCTTATTTAGGTTTATGTTAATACCTTTTATTCTATCTATCTTACTGAGCTCGTCACTATTTAAGAATAGTCCATTAGATATATTATGGGTATTTAACATCTGTCTTTTGATACCAGTTTTACCATGAACCATAAACTGTGCAAGACCTTTTGCTTGTAGCATTACCATTTTACTGAATCTTCTCTGTCTTCTATTTGTAACCTTGTCACTGATAGAATTTTCAAGAGTCTTAATAAGAGTGTTTAAATGCTTGTCATCATTCAGTAAGCTATGTATCTCTTTAGAGTCAGTGGTTACAGCCATTATATCAGTCTCTATAAGAAGCTTTTGTAATTTAATTCTATCCTCTTTATTAAAAGCTTTTAGTTGCTTAGTAAGCACTCTAACTATACTAGATTTAGTATGCTCTTTATCATCCTCTTGTATCTTTTTAGCCTTGTTTAGCATGTCATAGAATGTATTATATCTGTCGTCGTAAGCAGTATCTGTAACTATCATATGGTTCACTTCAACAAAGAACTTAGCTAAAGCTTGAGTCTTGCTATTTGAAGCTCTTATATAAGCAGAAGCTAATAGATTATTCATGCCTTGTGGGAATGCTTGTTTTGCTTTAATTGCAAATTCCAATTTAAGTTGTCTTAGCTTAGTGGCAAGAGGCTTATTTATCTTTTTGTGAAATGTATTATAGATATTATCCGTATCGCCTCTTTTGAGTTTAATAGTCATTTCTTGTGCTTTATTTTTTATTTGAATAAGCTCTGCTCCAACAGTGTTTCTGCCAAGTCTTTTTTCTGCTGCTTTGTTTATAACACGAACAATAAAATTGAACATTCTAATAAACAAACCTTTTATCTTGCCATCAGATAACTTAAGCTCTCTGAGTAATCTGTTATCTACCTCAAACTCATGTTCATTGTCTTGAATATATTTAAATAGAGTTGGGTCTGTTAAAGCATAGGTAAAAAATTCATTAGCTTTTTTATCAAAGAATATATATTTGAAGAGAGCTTTAGAAAGCTCTTGTTGCTCAACAGAACCATCTTTAGCAAATATAAGTTCTGGATTATCTAAATTTTTTACCATATGATTATATACAGCCATCTTAAGTCTGTTTAATCTAAGCATTATTTTCTTATCGTAGTTAAGTGCTGCTTGTGTAGATATGTGAAACATCTCGTGAGAGAACACACTCTTTCTGCTTTGTCCAATAAATCTTGTACTACCAGTTAATCTAACTTTATTGTTAAATGTATCTGCTTGACCATAAGTGGGTTCGTTTTCTGTTTCGAATAATTGAACATCTACACTGTCAGTGAAGTCAAATACTGTATCTAATGTCTCTTCAAGTAACATATCTAAGTCGGCTGTATAATCATCATCGAAAGAACCATCTAACTCTTTATCTTCTTCTATTAGCTCACCAACAAAGCTTCTTACATTTTCTCTAGTAACCTGTTTAGATGATATGTATTCACTTTCTGTATCCGTAGTGTTTGAAGAGAATGACCAGCCGTTTCCAAAATCAATAGCATGTCTTTCAACACTTTCATTATTAAACACATTTCTAAATCTTTCTAACAACTCTAAATTTGACTCAGTAGCAACGAACAACTCTTTAGTTTTTTCATTCATAATATACAAACCACTTGGTTTGCCCGTTTTAGCATCTGCTGGAAAGCTTACAAGTTTAGCATCTTCATCTGCATCTAATACCTGTTTAACGACACGAACAATATCGCTATCACTTGCTGTTTCAAGGATAGTAAATACATTGCTCTTGTCGTCTTTTCCAGCAATAAATCCTGCATGTTTCTCTTCTGTGTTTTCATCAGCTGGTTCTTCTATCTGATTTTCTTCATTTTCTTGAGTATCATACTGTTTATCAAGATAAGCTGCTCTTGAGTCTAAGAACTCTTTGCTTTCTGGAAACAATATTCCAATCACAGCTAATCTAAACAGCTCTGCATTATTTTTATATTCTTTAATTGGAATCCTCTTTCCAATATTGTCTTTTATGCTATCTAATACATCTTTAGTTAATTTGCTTTTATCTATTTGGAATATACTACTAATTATTGTTTTTAATTGAGTTCCAGATTTAAAACTATCTAATGAAGCTTGAACACTAGCTGTATCTGGTATGGTCTGCTCTTCACTAACTGTATCTGTAGTGGTTCCAATGCCATTTGTATCCTTTTCCTTGAGTTTTGTGTTGGGTTGTCTTCTTAAGTCTTTGTTCTCTAGTTTAATTAATGTGTAAGTAACATTTTCTAAATCTAGGTCTTTGGGTTTTTTAGCTACAGCTTTTAGCTTCTCCTGAATAACATTAACAAAAGTATCGTTTGAGCCGTCTACTTCCTCAAGTAATTGGTTAGCCGTAACTGTTTCCACAACATATTTCTCTGTAGTCGTGCTATCGTTATTATAGCTTTCTACAAACTCTATAATCCTTCTTAAAGTCTCTCCCTCCCCTGACTTGTTGTATGGTGTATTCGCATTTGTTTCGTTATCTAACACGATAGAAGAACCATCGTCTAAAATATTTTGAATTGTACCGCCAATAAATGCATTTATCTTTTCAATATTGCTATTTTTCCAATATCCATTTTCACCACCATTAGTAGATATAAATACTATAGACTTATTTTCCATTCCGTGTTCTTTTGTATTCTCTATATCTCTTCTATAAGCTGCTTCTGTATCATTTTCAATACTCTCGTAGAAACTCTCATATTTAGCTGTACTTGAATACTGACTATTCTTTCCACCAGCTAGCCCTATAAAATGTGTAGATACATATAATTTTATTAAGTCTTTATTTACAAATGGTATTTTATTACTACCGAAACTATCAAATAGTTTAGAAATATATTGAAGACCCATAGTTACCCTGTGTTGGTTCTCTTTGTCGTATTCATCACTAACAACATGTCTAATTTCTTGTCCTACATTTTTAAAATTCTCATTAGCTGTTTCAGTATCTTCAGTATCTTCAAGAATGGTAAAGCCATATTCTTTTTTATCTGCATCCAATTTATTTGTTACTTCTGTATAAGATAAATTCTCTTTTTCAGATAAACTATCTGAAGCATAACTATGATTGGATACGATAGTTTCTTCAGACATTTTTTGTTTATTCTTTTTTATTTCTTTTATATTCTCAATAGTATCTTCAAGGGATAAAGCATCTTCATTAGCTTTACCCAATATATATTCTAATCCAGAATAGCTAGTTAGCTTTTGAAGAGATATTTCTAAATTCTCTTTAGCGAACTTAAGTTGAGAGTCTAATATAGCATCAGCATCCACACCAATACTTTCAAGATAAGCTATTTGTTTGACAATAGACTCTATATGCTCATTAGAAGCACTGTAATTCATTGGCACATGAATAGTCTCTCTATTATATGCTTGCTGAGTCTCTGTAATGCTGTTTTTATCCATTCCATATACTTTGGCATCGAATACATCTATTACATTACCATCTCTACCAACTACTTGAATAGTATAACTATCTTGCTGTAATGTTGACGAAACAGATGTGGCAGATATATTTTGTACCATGGTTCTCTCATTAGCATTTGTGCTTTGGTTAACTGTCTTTCCGTTGCTACTTTTGAATTTATTTTTAATAAGGTTATTTTGGTCTGGATTTTTTTCATCCGTATAATATGACAACTGTTCCTTATGCTCTGGGTCTGGAGATTTTATACTATATAGTACACCAGCTTCTATAAGCTTCTTGAAGACATCTTTATACTGTTTCTCTGTCAATACACCATTATTCTCTTCCGTGGCTTTCTGCAAGCTCTGAGTGATAATTTCTCTAGTATTAGAAAACAATATACCATTAAGTAATTTAAGTCTATTTCTGTTTTCGTGTATAGGCTGATATAACTCTTGTACGGTGTCCCAAATAACCCTGCCGAATGTCCTATTAGAGTGCTCCTCCAACTTAGCTTCTGTGGCTTTAGAATATATAAATTTATTAGCTTTTGTGTTATATACAAGATGAGCTAATAAAACTCTTCTAAACATTTCATTACTTGCTTCGTCTATTTTCTCATTTCCTCTTGAAGCTTCAAAAATATTTATATCTTTTGATAAAGCTGCATAGTCTTTTGGAGTTATTTTCATTCCATTTTCACCACCTACAGCAAACTCTATATCTCGTCTAAGTGCTTCATTTAATATATTTATTTTAACTGGGTTATCACCATCCCAATCAACACTAAAATCTTTTACATCTTCTTTTTTTGCATTAGTTATAAAAAGGCTGTTAATTGTCTCTACAGAACCAACTGTTTCTTCTTCTTCGTCAGTTATCCATAGTCTAAGATTACCACTCATGGCTGATGTTTCTACATCGTCTTTATAAAATAATGGAATATCTTCTTTTTCTTGTATAAGAAGCTTCGTGGTTTTCGTTTCATCAAGTTCACTTATGTTTTCATACATCTTAGGAAGCACTACTTCATAGAATGCATTTCTCATTGTTGAAACAACACCTTGACCATACACGGCAGACATAGTACCAGTCTTAGCTTGATTTCTTGATAATTCATCTCCTACCTCTTTTACAAGAGCCAACTGTTCATCTAATTCTAAAACATATCTATGTTCTGCACCTAACTTCTTAACAAGTTTTTTTCTTCTGGCTTTTATGCTTTCAATAAGTTCTTTAAGGGCTATAGTAGTCTTAGTTGCAACATCTTCATAGTAATCTTCTAATCCAGCATATTCTTTCAGAAAACCATGTGTAAGAGAACCATCTTTTAAAGACTTTCTTATATGTTTTTTAGTAGCTTCAATAACTTGCTCATTAGTAGAACCATCATCTAATTTTAGGAATTTTTTTAGTCTGTCTATATCTAAATTCTCTCCATTATTTTTATCTATACTGCTTAGAAAAGCTTCGATCCCCTCTTCTGTATAAATTCCACCCTTTACTAATAATTCTGGAACACTATATATTTGAATGCCGTCTTCATCTCTTTTCACATTAGCACCTAAACCAATAAGAGCCAATGTCATACCTGATGTTATACCATCATATTCCAATGTCATATCTGATTTGAACTTAGTATCTCCATTGTTTATAGCTTTTTGTATATTAACTAATTCTGCTATAGCTAACAATGTATGAGATTGTTCTCTACTCGCACTGTATGAAGCAGCTCCTTTCAGGGCTGCTTCATCCGTGCTGTCTTCAGCTAAGGCTAAAACTATTCTTTTTAGTGTGCTGTCTACTATATCAAGCTTTCCATCTTTTATAGTAAGAGTATCATCAAGTTGAGATAATGCACTTAAGTCCGTCATCTTATCCACACCTATTTTAAAAGCTTGTGCTAGTCCTAATCTGAATATCGTTAAACCAGTATTGTCTCCAGAAAAATCTATCTCGTGCCTCATATGAGAACCATAAAACAAGTGTCTGTGTATTTTATTACCAGATAAATCTATTACACTTTTTTGTATGGTTCTTAATACTTTAGAAGCTACATAAGGTATTTTAAAACCTCCCCATAACATTTCTGTTCTGTCATCAGGAAGTCTATCTAGCACCTTGTCTACTTTTTCTTTAATACCAATGTTCTTACCTACTTGACCAGCTCTTTTTAAAACATCCATCTTATCCATAGATTTTTTATCTTCAAAACCCATGGCTTCATATGCGGTATCTCTGTCCATATTAAACAACAATTCAGCAGCACTATTTGGATGATATATAATATTGCTTCTGTCTTCTAAGAACTGTTGTTTATCATTGCCTATTTCAAATTCAGAATGAAGCTGCTTTTTTGGAACAAAAACATACTTAGTTGTATTGTACTGTGGTTCCAATACAGATGGTTCTTTGTTAAATAATAAATCAGTAGTATATACATAATTTTGTAAAACTATTTTATCTATATTATAAAGAACACTGTCTTTAGTAGGTAAATAAAAGTAAGGTGTCTTGCCTTGATATTCTGGTCCAGCTTTTTGTGTTACTAGGAATTTACCACTTTCATCTCTTGTGGACAGCACAAGGGCTTTAACAAGGTTTCCTAGTTCAGTCTCATATCTAGCTTTAGTTCCATGTTCTGCCTCGTCGCTAACCGTTATACCTAATGCTTTCATTATGTTAGCACCAGCATCAGGAAACATTACATTTAATGGAGAACCACCGCTTTTTCTTATATTGTTTATTATATTTAAGAATTTAGGGTCTGTGATCTCATGTTCATTTTTAATTCCATAGGCATTTGCTATCTGGTCATTAGTTTGCATTTTAAAATTTTTCGCAACAAATAATATTTTAAGGACTTCTATTTTTACTTGTTCTTGAACCACTCTAGGTAAAACTAGTCTTGAGCCTACTGTCGTGCCTAATATATTAAGAATGCTATCTTCTTCTTTTTGTGGGACTAATATTCTTGTTATATCAAATAAACTAGATATTTTCATAACATCTTTGTTGGCAAGTATTTCTACTGTCTCATCAATATCTTTACCATTTAATATATTTTTATGATTTTCAAAATAGGCTTTCAGATTTTTTTTGCTCGATAAAGCAACTTTATAGAATTTATATATATTAGATGGAGTATGCAGTTTGATAAATTTGCTAATATCATCTTTGCCTACCATGGCATTAAAAATAGGTATAATAGCTTCAGAAAGCTTATTTTTAATAGTCTCACTAACTTTTTTTCTGAGTGATTTCAGTTTTTCTTTAAGGGCTTTCGTCTCTTTTTTTCTTACTGATTTGCTCAGATGTTTTTGTTTATTTTTTTTATCTATTTCAGATTCTTTTTCTTTAATCTGTTTCTCTAGTTCAAGTTGGTTCTCAATGTCCTCTTTTGTTAATATCTGTTCAAACTCACTAGTATCCTCTAGCTCGTCCATAACTTCTTTCTCTTTATCTATGTCTCTGGTATCTTCAGTACTCTTGCTGCCATTTTTACTGCTGATATTGTTTTTGTCTTGATTAGAAGAACTTTCTCCATTATTGTTTAATGGGTTACTTTCAGAAGTAGTAGTAAATGTTTTTTTATTTTTCTTCTTGTTAAGTGGAACTATTTCAATAAGCTCGTCATGAACTTCTTGAAAGCTTTTATCAAACATATCTTCTATCTTTATATCAAATGTATCTTCTAGTAATGTCTTCTCTTTTCCTATGCTATAGCTATGCACACTCATAGTAGTATCTTGTTCCAGCTTGATACCATAGGCATTTTTTGAGTCTTCATTAATAGAGAATATTAAAGTGCCTTTTTTTTCTGGGTATTTTTTCTGTGCTATTCTTGTTAATGTGTAGATAGCACTTACACTGTTGAGCTTATTCTGTTGAAAATGACTCGGCTGTATCTTCTTTTCATTTTTATCATTTAGATACACTGGAATTTCAGTGATAAAGTAGTCTTTGCCGTCACTGTAGGCATATACGAGATGTTCTATATTTCTACCATTCTTATCTTCTTTTGTGTAAGAACCAATATATAAACCTTTTTTATCTGCATTTTTTTCTAGTTGACCATAAGCTATATTTCTTATGAAAGTAGCAATACTCTTTGCTTTTTCTAATTGCTTGTTGGGTTTAATATTTTTCTTGGATTTAGGTCTACGAGCATTTTTTGGGACTTCTGTATTTTGCATTTCGTCACCATTCAGTTCGTCTTCTGTTTTATCTATGAAGTCATTTAGTAAGTTGGCATCTGCATTATTCATTACAAATGTTGCATTTTTTGCTTCTGCTTCATTGAACTTTTTCATAATCTTTTTCGCCATAGCTTGTAGTGCTATATTCTCAAAAGTTACCATCTCTATAAGAGAAGCAGAACCTCTTTCGTAACCTACTCCAGCTAAATTTTTATTATATCTACTTCTAACAAATGTGCTAAATTCCTTTATAACCTCAGATATATCTTCTTTGGTCTTAGCATTATCAAGGTCTCTTGTGTACGAAACTATAGACTTCTTACTGTCACCATCCTTGAACTCACCTGTTAGAATTTCATCAGATACAGCAGCCATAGATTTGCTAACTTGTTTAACAAGCTTTATTCGTTCAGTTACATTATTGGTTTCACTAGCTTTTTTAAGCTTTTCTATAATTCCACCTAGGAATACTTTTTGCACATCTTCAAGAGAACCATTCTTTATAATGTTTTGCATCATTTTAATGTCGTCAGGGTCTATATATCCAAAAGAACCATCGTCATTTGAAGAAGAACCGTGAACAGTATCTTCATCTTTATTGTTATCTAGTTCAGCTTTTACCATATCCGATATTCTTTCTTTAACAACTTTATACACTCTATCTGGAACTTTATCCATAAGTCTCCTGATTTCAACATCAGTCGACTTAGTTATCATATCTATAAGTTTCAGTGCTTTTTTATTCTCTAAATTGTCTATACCAACAATAACAATAGAAGCTTTAATTGTTGCTATGTCGTCTTTGTTTTCATCGTCTTTGTTTTTATTAGCATGAGCCTTAGCTAATAAATCTATACTCTCTGCAAATTCTTTCTCAATAAACTCTTCTACTTTAGTGAATTTTTCAAAAAAGTTCTTAATACTGGTAACAGTTTCTTTATCTTTATATATTTTCTCTGTAAACTTATCCTTTAAGCCTACAGAATTTTCTTCTGCTATTCTTTGAACTTCTATATTTCTATCTTTTTTATATTTGGTTCTATTGAAGTTATCTAAAAAAGAAGACATTATTTTCTTTTGTATACTTTCATCTGAATTAACTATATCTGTAATTTTTTGTTTGTATAATGGAAAGAATTTTCTAGCTTTTTCAACACCATCTTTATACTTAGCAAATATAGTTTTTTGCTCATCTGTAGCTTTTTTGAAAGCTTCAGTTTTCTCAAACTTAGTAAGTTTTTCAAGTGTGGTTTCAGATGAAGCTAAAGCTTTCTCACCTAATGTTAGACCCATCTCTTTTAGAGATCCTAAATAATATTTGTCATCAGATCGAATAATATCGCTTAAGTCGGATGTTCCATATATGCTGGCTCTTTCGTCTTTCAACTCTTCAATAGCTCTTCTTTTAATAGAATTAGCTAATGCTTTATCTCCAGTCTCTCTCAGAGCTTTGTCGCCATCCTCCACAGCTTTAAATTCACCTTTTTTGTAGGACTCTGCTAAATCTACTTCAGACTGTAAGTTGTCTTTTAATTCTAATTCAGTCTCAGTAGTCTTTTTGTATGTATTCTTACCAGTGGCCATAGCTGTAGCTAGAGCTTTCTTATATGATACTTCCTCATTAAATACTTCCCTAGTGTCTTTCATAGCTTTAGGGGCTTTCATAGCAGCACCAAGTATACCACCTGTAACTATCTGGTTGTATAACTCCCATTTATGTTTTCCAAGAATGTCAATCATGTCACCCTCTTCGTTTCTATACTTTGTACTCAATGTATCAACTACACCGTCGATACCCTCAGCAAACCCCTCAGCTACAGCACCCTCGGCAGTCTTTAAAGCTCCAGAAAAAGCTCTTAAAGCAATTAGACCAGTCAAATTATCATAAGCTTGTATAGTAGGTTTATCTAGTCTAAATATAGCTTTACCACCAGCTACTAATTCGTACATACCTTTTTCAAATACAAATTCCAATGCACCTTTTTGTAAATACTCATTTGCTAATGAAGCAGTCAAAACAATAGATTTGTGACCAATTGGCATATCCACACCAGTTTCATCCTCCCATTTATCAACTCTTTCCTGACCAGCACCTAAAGCTTTTATAGCCATAATACCAAAACCTACTCCATAACTTGCTATACCAGCAGCTATATAAGCAACTATATCAGCAGCACTGTGAGCTAAGAACTCAGGAAAAGCAGCACCTGCCTTAAATAGTTCTTTAGCTCCACCCAAAATGTCAGTATCTTCATCTTTGAACCACTTAGCTAAGAAGTTATCTATATGTTTACTAGCTATTTCTGTACTGTGTCCCTTATATCCAGCAACAGCATTTGAATCATCTCTCCAATTCTGTAATGATTTAGTAAATGCCGAATAGTCTTGATATGTTGGCCCGCTAGATAAAGCTTCTGCTCCTATGTCTTCAACTGATTTAGCTAGACCAGCTAGTGATTGACCTAATAAATGTCTAGCAGAAGCTTTACCTGCATCCACTATCTCTCCAACAAATCCATCGTCTTCAGTATTATCCATTTGTATTTTAGCTATAGCTCCACGAACTATCTGAGCAGCTTTGATATAGTCTCTATTTCCGCGAGCTTCATCCTCTTTAGGAATGGCCATTTGTTCACTATAAAATCCAGTTGGTCTAACAGCTTCTTTTTGTAGTAAGCTTATAGAATTATCTATAGCATCTGAGTCTATATTATCGTCGTTAGAGGCTTTTTCCTTGAGAGTCAACAGTTCATCTATGTCGTTCTGTACTCGTGCTTTATAAGAGTTTATAGTAGCCAATTCTTGTTGGTTGCCATAAAAGCTATTTTGTTTATCCAGATTTGATATTCGTTCATCTATAGAAGTAAGTTTGCTTGGTTCTGTATCATATTTAATATCACCATTCTCATCTTGCTTAACAAACACACCACTACCAAGATTAACATTAGCTTTGGTTCTATCTGCATATTCATTTATCATACCAGTAGTTCTATCATATTCAGCAGATATTTTTTTTGTTGTTTCTTCTGAAAATGCTTCTAAGGCATCACTATAGTTATCTTCTCTTGCTTTTTCTGCATAATGCTTCTTAAGCATATCGTCTAAAATTGTATTCATTTTTTTTGTTCCTTTTTTTTTATTGTTTTTTATTTTGAACTGAATGTCTTATTAGCAGCACTCTTTAAGTCTTTCATAAACTTCTCATCTACTTTTATTGAAGTAGTGTATTTGTCTAGCTTATACATGTCTCCAGACATATTGTTCCAAATTCTCTTTCCTTTTTCTGCTAAGGTATCACCAAAATATCCAGTGTCTGTTGCTTTTTCATTTAACTGAGGCATATATTTAGCAACCATTTTAGCTATGTTTTCAAAATTCTTTTCACTGGCAGGAATCTTCATAGTAGCGGTATGAGTCTTTTTGTCTAGAACAACATCAGGACTAAGTGCAGAAATTTCTTTTATTGCATTAAAAGACTTAACTTCCTTGACGGCTTTATTGAAAATAGATTCCGATACATCTGGTTTCAAATTTGTGTTTTTATAAAAAAGCTTTTTTATACTATTTTGCAGTTTATTCTTATTCGTTTCGCGGAACGAATAGGTTTTCATCAATAAATCTACTACCTTGTCTGTAACTCTTTTGGTCTGTTCATTAATACTATCTTTATCTTGAACACTATCTGGAAAAGAAAAATCCTTAGAACTAATTTTCATATTTTTTATTTTAGAAAGAATCTTATTAACATTCTTAAACTCACTATCTTTCACTAAAGAACTATCAAAGCTTGGTTTATAGTTTTTTAAATACCAATTCAAGAGCTTGTTCTTATTTTCTCGTAGGACATAATTGAAACCACCTTCTCTTGTCTCAATTAGATTAGATTTTTTTAATAAGCTCAACATGTATTTATTTTTTGTATCTATTTTATACATGTTGCCAGTACCATGCACACCTCTGTAAACAGAATGCATATTTTTGGATATGATTTTTTTAAATCTCTCCTTAGTAGGCTTATTCTTTTCAATGAAATCTCTATTTTTTTCTAACTGTTTTTCATTATCTTCTTTCAGATTCTTTACCAAATCAACAATATCAGTAGATTTAGTAGTTGTGTCTTCTTTTGTAAATCGTGAAGTTAGCTTACTGCTTTTTATATATTGCTTATAGTTATTAGTATTCTTGAGAGTAGTCAAGATCGCAGTTTCTTTTGGGCTTCCAGCAAATTTTGTTTCCAGTCTGGTCATTATTTGTCTTATCTTGGTTGGGCTAGAATCGTCAGCAGTTATTAAATTAACTAATGTTGAATAATCACCGCCCATGTTTTTTTTCACTTTATCTAATTCAATATTTTTCACATCTGAGTCAATCTCAAGGTTGTATATTTTTGCATATTTTTTATACCTTTTATCTTGTTTGAACTCGTTTAAAATAGATTTTATTTCACTGTCGTTTTTATATCTCTTTTCTAAAGTAGTTATCATGTCATACATAGCTTGACCACTTGTATTATCGCTTACTAAACTATCATAAGCATTAGACTCCATTGTTTTAAAATGTTCTGTTCTCTCTTTGAAGTTATCGCTATTTATCTTGTCTATTATTCTTGTTGTTTTAATATTATTCTTGTTACTTTCATTAGTTACAGCTTCTTGATACCCACTATGCTCTTTAAATCTAGTTTCAAGAACACCTATAGCTTTTAAAGCTTTTTTATTGTCTGCATATTTAGCTTTTAAGTTTGATATGCCTTTTAATATATTAGAACCATCTGTTGTATTATTATTTGTTATTTGTTTATCTATTGCCTCATAACCACTTATACTATCAACAATATCTTTCTTAGCTTGAGTATCGTTGCCGATATAAGCATTTATAGCTCTTGTTCCAGCCATATTGTTTGTAGAAGCAAATTCTTGTTTTAGTTCAGCTAACTTATTTAATTTAGGTTGACCAGTTAAATTTTCCAATTTGTTTTTTACTTCAAGAGTCATATTTTTAGCTTCTTGTCTGTTCAACTCTTCTTGTTCCTGTGGTGTATACTTCATATTTTGGAACCACTTAGTAGCTTTCAACTTTTCTTCACTAGACATATTGGCTGTTTCCATGAAATTTCGAAAGCCTTTATCTCTCTTGTCTTTAGAACCATATTTTGTTTCATCTAAGAAAGTTAATATTTTAGCTTTAGTATTTGTTTGGAAAGTTTTATCATATATAGAGTCTGCTTCTTTGTGTTGAAGTAGAACTAATTTCTTAGCAGTGTCTGTATCACCACTACTTGTATATTGCTGTATCATGTCTTTATATAGACTCAATACAGCATTCTTTTTCTCTTCTGGAGTCTTACTTTTGTCGGCAGTTATTTGAGCCATATTATCTTCAAGATGAATCATACCTTTTAGGCGATTCTTTTCTTTCTCTGTATTCTGGTATCTCTCTAACTCTTTCTGCAGTCCACTAAAAGGGTTTTCAACATCAACTACAGAAGCTTGTTGAGTATTACTTGTCTCTAAGGTCTGGTATTTCATTTGTTCCATAAATATAATCCTTACTATAGTTTTACTTCGATTATGTAAATTATAGCTGATTATACTTACGAGTTCAATTTATCCAAATTGAGCATTTAGTTTTTTAGAGGCATCTAACCTTGATTGTCTGTCTTCTTTAGCTAACATGAAAGACTCTTCAGCTCTCTTCATAGCTTGGTTAGCAGCTCTTCTGTTGGTTCTATTAGCTTTATGTGAATCAGAAGCTTTTACTATACCTGCACCTAAGCTAAGTCCACCGAGAACACCCTCAGCTATAGCAGAACCATTCTTGCTCATAAAATCAGTAAAGTCGTTTTCACCAAATAGGTCTTTCCACATAGAATCTAATTTTAGATCTTTTGGGTCAGGTGGTTTATCTGATCCAGTTAAAACAGTATTTTTTAATAAGCCATCTTCAGCCATCTTCGTTACTTTTTCAGCATTGCTTGGGTCATTTAAAGCATCTGGGATATTTTTGTTAGTATTGTTTATATCCAGCTCACTTCTGATCTGAATTAAATTATTTTTTTTTGCAAGCTGTCGTGTTTGGGCTTGGTTAATAAGTAATTTTGTTTTAGCTTCAGAAACTAGTCGTTCCACTTCTGCTTTCGTGTATTTTTTTTCTGACATTCTGTTTATCTCCTCTTGTTTTTATATTTTAATATCTTACAAGAAACCTCTTCTTCTTGTAAAAGGTCTAATCTAAATACTGTACATTATATTTAGGTCTCATACTTGGAGTATCCATAGTTCCAAGTGTAGGATGGGATGATGTTTCCCAACCTTGAAATGTATCTGATTTCAAGTTATTTATTACACTCACTGGCAACATCATCGGAGTATTAAACTTAATAAAATAGTCTTTAGAACCATACATATTTGTTATAGATAGATTCAAATCCTTTGAAGCAGTGTCTTCTGGATTAAGCTTAGTTATAATAACCTTTCTAATATTCCTACTACTAGTAACAACTTTTTTCTTATTGTCGCTAAAAGTTTCTTTAGCAGAGCGATTATCTTTTATCTTAGCTTTAAGAATTTCCATTGTGTCAGTCTTATCCATTGCTACATTAGCTTTTTTAGCAACAGCTTTCAATTCATTAAAGCTTAGTTCTTCTAAATTTTCCATACAAAATCCTTTGTTAATTTTATTGTGTTCTTGTTTTGTAGCGATTATTATAACATAAATGAGGAATATGGAGAAAATAGGTAATATCTATATAAGATATTACCTATGAAGTTTTATAGCTTTATAAAGGGCTATGCACCTTGTGGAAGTGGACAAGTAACTCTAATTACACACAAGTGGTCAGGTCTTGTAATAATAGTTGCATATCTAAATTTAAATGCAACATAACCTCTTTCACCAATAGGATTACCACTATCAATAACATCTGGAAATCTAGTATAAATTTGGTGTTTTGCTTTACCTTGTAAACCAACAGTTGAGATAGCATCTTTTGACATTACTACAGCTGGAAAAGAATCATATTTCCAACCATTAGAACCGCCAGTGTCTGTTGAATAACAAGTAGTAGATTCAGCTGAACCATCTCCAACTAAAGCACCAAGAGCTGGCTCGTTCATCATAGTTTCAGCATAACAAATACGGAATCTACCAAGACGACCAATTTCCTCAATACCATCCATTTTGAGGATATTGCTTGGGTCTGGATATTCTTCAACTGATGTGAAGTCAGGGAATAAACCTTTGTTGATAAGGGCAGTATATAAAGAGTGACCAACGATAATATAAAATGCTTGTGGAATTGGTTTAGTGCCAATTCTGTTTTGACCAGCAATAATTTTGCTCATCGGGTTAGCTTTAGCAGCTACAAGTCTACTGAATACAGCAACAGATAATCCTTCTGATAAAGAATAGCTACTAGATAAAGAATCGTCTTCATTACCTTCTTTATTTCCGAGTTCACCAATAGCAGTTGCAGTACCACCAAAAGCTTTGTTACTAGAACTCAGAATATCTTTTAACATAAGAGTATTATAAGTGTCGTTCATCTGCATAGTAACATCTTCAACAGTCAATGCTCTCATAGCATCCTCTGAATATGCTTCACTATCTTCTGTCAATGCCACAATACCAGCATATTTTTTCATACTAACCGATGTAGTAACCTTGCGAAAAGTTTTAAGTTCAGCTATATCGCCGAAAGAATAATTCGTTTCATTACCAGCACCAACACCGATTTCCTTACCATTTGCAGAAGTCGTCTCAGTTGCTAAACTTCTTTCTGTAATATAACCATTTTGAGAGGTATTTGCATTGTAAGAACCATCATCATTTAAAACATCTCTATAGATAGACCAAAAGTATTGTGTTACTTTAAACTCCGTACCTTTGCCTTGATTCATCATTTCTCTTGCATTAGCAAATTTAGAAAAGTTAAATTTTTGGTCAAGAGTTCTTCTAGCTATGCGGCTAAAAAAATTGTTTACCTGACTACCTTGTGTTTGGGTAGAACCATCGTTGTTTCCATAAACATAAACCATTATAGGCTCCTTTAAATTTTGTATCATATAAATATATTTGTACACAAGACAACCTTATGTATCTTGTGTATCAATATATTTAACAGAGTGAGTAGAAGAGTCTTAGAACTCTCCTACTATAGATTTATAATACTTTTCAAATTCAGTATCACTCATGTCTTCTACATTTTTCTTTTTACCACGAGGTGTTCTTTTACGAGACCCATCACTAACTTTTTTTCTTTTAGTAGCTTTGTCCTTAGATTTATCTTCTATTTGTTCCTTGTGGTTCTTTCTAGTATTCTCAGAACTTTCTTTAAGCTCTTTAGAATACTCATCGTAGGCAGATATATAAGCTTCTATAGAGTTAGATTTACCAAGTAATTTATTCTTCATATAGTTAGGTGCTATCTTTTCAAACAGACCAGCTTTTATAGTCTCTCCAACAAATTCAAGAATCTTAGGATTTTCAAATACTTCTTTGCGAGAAGCCTCATCAAAATCTTTTAGTAATAAATTCTCAAACTGATTGTATACACTCTCATCAGATTGTAAATCAGTTAGTATAGCTTTTGTTTCTATATAGTTTGGGTCTGCCTTATATTCAGATGGTTTATATCCAGTTGGGTCAGTATCGTCTATATCGTCTATATCTACACCACTGTCACTAATTAGTTTGGCTAAAGCTTGTTTATTGCCTTTTTTTGCCTCTACAAGTAAATATAGATCTTCATCAGATACACCCTCCTCTTTTATACCCTCTAATACAGCAATGCTATCTTTGTGTTGTTTATATTTAGTATCACCCTTAATAGCACTCTTAGTAACTTCTTGTAATTCATCAATGTCTTTCAGCTTAATATCTGAACCATTTATATTAACTATAATAGAACCATCATTATCTAACCCGTTTTCTTCATCTTCTTCGTCATCATTTTTTTCATCATCGTCATCAGATTTAGAATCCTGATTATAATCTTCTGACTCATCGTCTTCGTAGTCTGGTTCATTGTCGTCAAAGTTATCCATACTAATAGAACCATCATCTTGATTTGCCTCATCATCTTCTTTATTTTCATCAAAATAAACATTATCATCTAAATCATCAAGACCGTCTAACTTTTTGTTAGACTGGTCGTTGCTATTGTTATCATCAAATATGTCGCCCATACTCTTAACCTCTATTTGGTGTTCTTGCTAGCAAGTCTTCAATATATATTTTAAAGGCATTGCTATTAATAACACCCTCAAACATTTCGTGTCTATGGTCTGGTGCCATAGTGGCTTTCATGGATTCGTCCAAAACTTTCTCTACTGTATAATGATTATATATAAGTTTAAAATCTTCATTTTGCATTAGAGCTACAGCAGCAGCATTCAGCTTTTTTTCTTGCTCAACAGCTTGTTCTATCTCTTCTTCTTTGTAGCCACCTACAAATTTGTTTAAATTTTCCATATTCTTTTAGTCCTTAAAATAAATTTCAATACATTTTACACGAATATATTTACAAAGTCAAACCAGACTACAAAGTTTCACTTTCAGTAGCTGGTTCTTGCAACCTTTGCTTTATACCCATGTTGTTTGGTATAACTCCAGAAGACTTAAGTCTTTTTTGTTCTCTTATTTTATCTAGCTCAAGTTGATGTTTCGTATTAAGTTCTTGAATTTTTTGATTAAAGCTAACACCATATTTAGTCTGTACTGATGACTGATTAATGCTATCTGCCTTAGCATCTGACTCTTTTGCTTTAGCTTGTTTTAGAGCTATGTCAACATCTGCTTCTCTTCCTAGTAGCTGTAGTTCTAGCTGAGCTTTTTGTAATGATATTTGTTTCATTTGTTGCTCATATGGATCTGACTGAGGCTTATAGTTTTTAGTAGCTTCTGATAACTCTTTCATACCTTTCAATCTAGCTATCTCGCTCATTAATAACTGTGTCATTTCAAATGGAATACTGTTACCTAGTGTTTGCAATAGAAAAGCTAGTTCACTAGCTTTAACATCATCTGTATGCTGTGTAGAAATATCTATAATGAAGTCTCTATAAAATGATGGGTCTTTTTCATTAAGGGGTTCTACAAAAGTATATCCAGTTATAGCCTCTATGTCAGATGGGTCTAGTAAGTCATATATGTAACTTACCCAATGACGAATCATAGGTTTTATTATGTTATCTGCTATATTGATAACCATGTCAAGTTCTCTCAACATCATACTATTAGTTTGACCAGCCTTGCTAGCTTGAGAACCATATATAGCTTGTGTTCCTCCACCACCTTGGAAAGGTACTACACCAGTAGTGGACTGAATGTCTGCTTGTACATCTTGAACCACCTTGAATACTTCTGCTGGTATTCTGTTGTATTGACCTTGATAGAAAGCATTTGGAGATATATTAAATTCAAAATCTTTGCCCTGCTCTTTTCTTTTGAAATTAACAGAATCTAAATTACCTTTTTGGACACCTATTTGTCTATTGTTAGATTGTGCTATATCATCAAATATGCCTCTCATCATACCAGTCATAACCTCTTGCTGGTTCTTAACTAATTCGACATAGCTTTTACCATATATGCTAAATGGTTGCTTTATACAAGGAGCCACGATATAAGGTATCTTCTTATCTGGAAATGGATTTTCTTCAAGTCTAATAACTCTATCGCCTACCCAACTACAAACAATAGGCTTAGTTATACCAGAACCATCAATATCATATTCGCCCCAGTATTCATACATAAACATCTTTCTTCTAGCTGTGTCCTCTAAATTCGCATAATCATCTGATGTAGTATCCCTACTGTATTGAGCCATATATATATTATTATCATCTGATTCATCTATAGATTTTTCTATATAGTCTAAATCTTCTTTTTTATATAATCCAGATTTTCTAAGTCCAGATAATCTAACTTCTCTTTTATGAATAAGAAATTGTATGTCAGAAGATTCATAAGCTGTTGGGTCTATAAATACATCTTCTGGACGAACCACAGAGGCAGTTGGTCTGTTTACTATAGCTACCTCTTCCTCTACAGTAACTTCATCGACAAGCTGACCGTCTATTGATAATATTTGCTCTATTCGTTCTACAACTTCGCCACTATATTCCCAACCAGTCCTTACTATTACTGTACCCTCAATCAATAGAACATTTATCATATCTGTTGTGAAGTTATATCTATTAAATTCTTTTGTATAGAAGAAGTTAATTGCTTCTTCTGTCTGTTTTGAAAAAGCTCCACTATTAGCTTTGCTTTCTGCAAACCTAACTATAGTATCATTCGATATGAACGGATTTTTTAATTGAGATTTAACCCATTCTATTTGCTTGAAAGCATCTCTGCTAACATAGTTGCTACCTTTTGACTCTTCAGATATTACAATACCCTCGTATGTATTTCTCATTTCGCTTACATAAGATATAATATCTTCAGTCACTCTCTTAGCTTCTCTTAAATCTGATTTCAAATTAGCTAGTATCTTTTTTTTATTAATCATATTGTTAATACTCCTTATACTGGTCTTATTAGTGAGGCTATATCATACACACTATTATCTGCTTCCATCTGTCTATATGGAAGTTTATATGCATAATCAAAACTGTCTTGTATCCCATTGAAAAAATTATATGGTCTATTATACAATGATTTAGATTCTCTGGCCATCTTCTCCATTTCAGAATTATAATAATCTGTTGCTGTATTATAATTTTCTATATCTTTTTTTGCAAGATGATTATCTATTGCAGTTACAGCTTGTATTACTACTCCACCATAGAACACTATGTTCTGAACAGTGGTGTGTTCTGCTGTCTTAATAGATACACTGCTTACTGCACTAGGTGCAGTTGTAGCCGTAGTTGCTACACCGGTTTTAAGAGCTGTTTCTTTAACTACAAGGTCATACCTATATGTTAAAATAGCTACAACTATTGTCAGTGCTATTGTTTGCTCTTCATTTAGACCCAATACTTGTGCGAAACTATTGGTAACAGTTCCAGTTAATATAGCTACACCATATGCAGATGTTGGAGGAAATGCTAACATAACTACAGCTGCTATAATCATTAGCCCTTGAAATAAGCCAGTGCTATACCATTTAACATATTGTGTTTGCTCTGCAAAATAAAACAGATTTAGCATATCTGGAAGACAATCATAAAATTCTTTAATCGTCATTTTCTTGATTACTTCAGCTGGTACTAAATACATATCAAGTTGGTCGTCAGTTAATGTAACAGTATGTGCATTATTACTTACCGTATAACCAGAATTTCCAGTAGAGTTTTTGCCAGAATCAGTAGTGGTTCCACTTGGTAATACTACATCTGGTCCCGAATAAATATTGACCATATTTCTAGTTTCGGAGTGGGTCTCATTAGTGTATTCGTCAGATATATTATATGTTTCTTGATCATATGATATACTCAGACTGTTTTTGTCTACTACAAATTTTTGTTGATGTTTACTAGAACCATACACTCGTTTTAAATATTTTCCAATAACCTTATGGTTCATATTAGAACTTAGAACAAGTGCTACATCTTTAACTTCATCATTCTCTATAAGACTGTCAGAAAACCTAGGAATACCCATCATTCTATGGAATAGACTAGACCTTTTATCTATCTTGTTTACACCATTGTCTTTTATTGTGGACATCATAAAACTTAGATTATTTTCGTTACCAGCAACATCAGAATCTTTCATTACAATAAGTCTATATGTAGGGTTTTGTCTCGACCTATAGAGAGCTACAGTATAGAGAATCCTGTTGCTAAGAGTGCTGTATATAATAGAACCATCGTTTATATTTTCTAACTTTATCTTTATATTTCCATCGTCACTATCACAGTCTAGTCTATACAATCCGTGTTCGTGTATAATAACTGGCTTATACCATTCAGCACCACTCTTATATGTTTTATAATCTATTTGGTAGCTTGTATCAAAGACATTATATTCTATAGACTGATTATGATTCTCATCACTTTTTGATTCAAAATTATCTTCAAGATAACGATATGCTGCATATTCGTTATTATTAAATGAAACAAACGAATTATCTCTAAGTGATGGTTCTGAATTTAGATACCTCGCAGTAAATCCATTGTGGTCTATGCTTTCACCAAGATATATATCTTTCTCTATCTTCTTAGTAGAACTCAATCTATATATGTATATAGTTTCGCCATAAATATTCTCTTTTATGTCTATTTCTGTTTCATGTGTACTATTAGATATAAAAGAAGATATTGCTGATATAGTAACTCGTTCTACACCAGTAGAATCAGCAAGGAAGCCCATTCTTTTCAAAGCTTTCCTAGAACTCATTAAACCCTTAAAAGTAGCCATAAAAGATATAGAATTAAGTGCAGAATTACCTGCACTCATATTAGACAACATAGCTTTAACGAAAGAACCTTTTTCGTCCGATAAATGAATTATATCTGCATCTATAAAGGTTTTGTATCTTCCATGTATTCCAAGAAAGCTCATATTATATTGTCCATTATTTGTTGCTTGATACCATAGATTGATATAAGTCTGATATTTCATCATTAGCAATAATGTCTGGTGCTTTCTCCAGCATACCAGAAGAGAACATAACACCCCAAGCATTTAGTTGTGTTTTAAACAGCTCTATGTTTGTGTGGTCGTTAAAGCCCTCTTTCTGTCTAACCAACATAGCTGCATGAGCTATATCAACTTCTTTAGCAGATTTCAGCTTGTTCTCTTGTGCTATATTCACATCTGCTTGAGCAGCAGATTGCAATATAACAGACATCAAAGAAGAATATACTGTAGCATAATCAGTACCCTTGATTCTTCCTTTTGTAGCTTGTTCGTCTAAATCAGTTTTTACCTTAGCTGACAAAACATCATACAGTTGAGTTATATTATCTATATTCATATTATCGTATCCTCTATTTTAATACCAGTATTTTAGACTGAGTATATAATGTTGAGTTATCTAACTCCGAACTAAATGTTTTTATATGACCGATAGAATATTCCATCTTTTTTTCTAATTCGTTTAGTGTACTCATCCTGTCTATATCTGATGGTTCAAAGCTTGTATCAGCTTTTAATAATGTAGTTGAAAAATCTATATACCTAGCTGGAGAATCATTTGATTCATCAACCTCTATACAATTAAGTGTTATAGTAGTATCTGTATCATATTTAAATCCTATTCTTATAGTAAGCATATCTAATGTATAGCTATACTCTATATGGTGTTCTGTTCCAGTAGCTAGTTCAGTCATAGTTATATCATCATCAGTCTTTCCATATTGATATGAAGCAACCCTAAAACTATGTTTAGCAACACCAGTAGAGCCATCTATTGTTCGTCTATAGTATACACCTATAGTTTTAAAGTCATAAGCATTTGTTGGGTCTTGTTCATATATAGAACCAAACAACATCATACCATTTTCATTAGCCTCTTTAACTATCGTTTTATATAGTGGAAAAGCAAACAAAGCTGAACATTCGTTTGAAGCTTTTAAGCTTTCATCTAATCTAATATAGTCAAGAGAATTAGCAAGCAATGGAAGCACATAATTGTTATTTCTATATGAAACAGTTTTATAGTTTTCAATAACACTGTCTATAGTAGCAACCATATCTTCATCATACTTTACGATATGAATAGACTCTCCATTGTTGTTATACATATATGGATAGCTTCCGTCTTTTTCAAAAGACCCTACATTTATTATATGTTCATCTAAGCCATCATATAATGGTTCTAGTCCTGATTTTAACCCCATTATTTCACTCCTCTATTGTCCCATCGAAATGCTTTCTCTTGTCTATCATCAACATGGATAAAAGTGTTATATATACCTATACCTAAAGAGAATGGATATTTCTTTTCTAAGTAGTTATATATAGTCTCAAGTGGAACATCTGCTATCTTAAAATCTATAGCCCTACAAGCTCTGTGCTTACTACACAGATGTTTTGAGTTTTGCTTTCCACCTACTTCTTTATTGTGCTTCATACAACGACAAGCACTATTTATGATAACAGGTTTGCCATATCTGTTTCTTAGCTGTTGAACCACATCTAATACAGCTGGACTAATATTACTTAGTCCACATCCACATTTGCATTCGATTTCTCGTTTCGATATATTTTGTCTCATCATATTTTCTTCCTATTTGTAAAACTTTCTATAACACCACCAGTAAAATAAAAAGATATTATAGCCAACATAATCCATCCTATTTCAAATGAATTTATTAGCTTTAGAAAACCATCTAGCTCATCAGGAGATACTAAATATATTGATATACCCATCCATAGTGTTGCTATAAAGTTTAATGCAAACAATACAGCTAAAAATCTCTGAGCCAACTTAAAAGGTTTTAAACTACGAGCTAATTCCAACTTTAATTTAGCTTTCTCTTCATCTGTATATATAAGCATATCACCACTATCTATCACGGCTTTCATTGCAGAACCACTAAAGAGATTACTTATTATATTACTCATACTTATCCTCCAGATACTTGTATAGACACATCAAGAAACTTACTTAGAAATAAGAGAAGCGATATGGACCCAGCCATAAACCATAGCTTTGTTTCTATATTTAATAGTCTGTTTCCAAATTTTTCTTCATATTCTTTATTATCTTCTATGTGCTTCTTTAAATCATTTGATATAGAAGACAATTTTGTCTCTAATCCTTTTACATATTCAGTCATGAACACAACTTTATTTTTTTTATTTTACTACAGTCTTTTAGGAAGTTGCAACAAAGCCTGATGAATTTTTCTTTATTTATGGGCTTTAGTATAATTCCATCAAACAAAGAATTTATATCTGGAATCACATCCTCTATGTTTTGCAATGTTGTATAACATAGGAATGGAACATCTACATGTTCTTCTCTCATTTTTTTTATCACAGAAAAGTCTTTTAATGAAAAAAGCATTGGTTCATATAAAATCAGAGTTAATTCACACTTTGGTATATTTTCTATCTTGTTGACAATAATAATTTCACCACCGATGAATTTATGCAGGGAGTCAGCTATCGCTTCCCCTGCATAAATATCATCCACTATTAGAACTGTGCATTCCATAATACTCTCACTTTTATTGTGGAGCTGTGCCAGAAGCTGTAACCATATCTTTTTCGAGAATCTTGACTATTTTATTTTGTCTATCTAGCATTCTATCAACAAAAGTATAGTCTTTATTTTCAATATATACATTCATTATGGTTCTTGTATCATCAAACTTTTTAAAGCTTGCATTGAGCATTTCTCTAAGCTCTTTCGGTATTTTTCTCTTATCGGCTATTTCATATAATGCCTCCAATGTAGATACCATCATAAAGCTTATCTTGTACAAATCTGCAATAAGAGTGTCTCTATCACCCACCTCTTTGCTTATCTCTTTTCTAATTTTACCTTTTCGTAAGCCTATTTCTTCCGTTGTCTCTTCATAAAAGTATCTTGTTCTCATACCTTTAGTTTTGCTTTTTAATTTGTATCCCATTTAAGAATCCTTCCACATTAAACTTTTTAAATAAGTTATGTTTGCTTCTTCATCACCTATAACTTTTCTTTGAAAAATATCTCCACTATAATCAGATACTTTTTCGTAAGTATTATTTTTTATATCTAAAGCATCATCTATAGTCCAGCTTTCTAAATTTTCGGTATTAAAATCATCATCTACTGGGTCACCTGAAGTAAGTGCTGTTTTTATAGTTATGTTTTTTTCTATAAAATAAGCCGTTGTTGGAGCATTGTCTAAATTATTTGATGATATATCTGCTGAATACAATTTACCTATCTGCTCATACAGCTTATCAACTTCATCTTTACTAATATTTTTATCGTAAATTTCCACATGGTCAACAAGACCATCTAGCCAATATTTTTCGCCGCCAGAATAGCTACCATAACCAATTCGTAGTTCACCTGCATTTTCTGGTGCTTCTATGGTTGCAGAGTTCAGTTGTGTCTTATCGAGATAAGCAGTTATAGTATCTACTCCATCGAACATAATAACTAAATGATGCCATTCACCATCATTTACAATTTCATCGTTGTCTAAAAGATAACTTGATCCATCATAGTACCTTACATCAAGTCCACGACTACCACCGTGTCTAATGATGAAGCCGTCATCTGGGTCACTATATCTATATGTTTCTATTAGCATTTGATCATGGTCAGTCGATGTGGTCTTAAACCAAAAAGATATAGAGTGAGCATTGTTGAAAAAATCTCCAAAATCTTTGTTGTAAATTTTTCCATTAGTTGCATCAAATTTCATACAAGAGTCCCACTTACCATTCGCCTCTTCTACTACACCATCATTTTCTACTGTTGCATTATAATTCCCACACAAGTCATCACCATTACCATTTAGCTGATATTTAGCCTTTAAACTACCATCGCCTAGTGGGTCAGTACTATCTACGATATTGCCGTCTGTTTCTGTAACATCACCAATATCTATCTCAATTCCATCACTGAAATCATCATTTAAAATATAGCATTTGTTTATATTTTCTATATCACTAGCACCCGTAACGAGGGTGTCTTTGTCTGTGCTGTCAGCTACAAACATCTCCACTAAATCAATCTTACAAGATGTTTGATAACTTGACCAGTCAGCCTCATCATCACCTTGCAGAGTTACAACTTCTGTATACTTTCCACCATCAGCAGTGAATGTTATATCTTCGTTTGTGACAGTCACACTAGAAGAGCTATCTTCATTATCACTAAATTCATCGTTGATAATAGAATCGTCTTCATCTTCTGGTGAATCATTAATTGTCACTGTGATAGCATTACTCCAGCCACTGGATATATACCCATCTTTAGTCGCTCTAAATCTAAACTCTACCTCTGTGTCTTCATCCACTGAAGCCATGTAGACTTTAAAAATATTACTAGATTTATATACTATTCTATTAACTAGCTCATTATCAACAAAATATGAAGCTTCGTCGTCATAGTTGTCTATTTCAATTTCTATGTAATCTCTTTCATTAACTGTATCTGAACTCTGATTACTTAAAACTGGTACCTCATTTATATATTCCCCTAGTAAGCCTTTTAAACTTACTGCACTCAATATAGTAGCAACCCAGTCATCATTTGATGACGAATATTGAAAGTTAAATGTAGTTCCGTTTATGTTACATATATAGTCATTACTAGAACCATTTATGCTGTGACCATTGCCATCAACAGTTATACTATTGTCTGAAAAATTACCATTGTAGTTATGCACTTGAACCAAATCGTTATCCGATGGTGTTTCTGGTAGTGTTATAGTAAAAGAATCTGATGATACATCACATAGATACAGACTTCCATTCTCTGCTGTAGTATTAGAATCTATATCCACGAAAGCTAATGACCCTCCTCCTGAGCCACCTCCTCCTGAGCCAGAACTGTTTGTTAAATCTATATCCATAGCCTAATCCTTTATAATAGTTACTAAAGCAGATAAGCTACTCTTGTATCCAGTGGCTTCTACTTTTTTAACATATATTTTCTCTGGAGACTTGAATGTGTTCACACCTATTGGAATATCTACACCAATAGATGTTGAGCCATTTCCAACTCTTACTTGAATATCATTATGTCTTACTTGTGTTATCAAGACATAGGTTGTACCTATGTCTATTTCTTTCCATCCATCACTTGTGCTTATTTTTACATCTTCTGTTGTCATCACTCGTTCCTTTATATTGCTTAAAATCTATTGGCTTATTTTAAGAGTGCCACTATCGTTCCATACTGCACCAACAACACTAGGGTCGGATGTAGGCAATGTATTTAAAATCAAATTACCACCATTTGTATTATCTATAAACATTTTTATTGAGAATGGTATTGAAGCATGATTTTCGTCATACAGATTTATTCCAGCTCCGTGGCCATTTGAGTCTTTTGCTCTAAGCTCAAGAATGTTTCCATTTCTATTTAACACTCTATTCGAATTGGTGCCGTCATAGTCAAGGCTTATTGAATTTTTTATATGAAGATTACCTTGGTCCGAAAGCTTAGCCAAGTCTATTGGTGTGTCTTCTGCCGTTTTGAATTTAAAGTCAGAACCATAGAGATACATATCTGGACCATGAGTACCAGATCCAGAGTCATCATTACGACCATATAGATTTATTCCAGCACCATCGGCAAGGGATTTTTTCCAGCCTCTTATCTGCAAGAACTCTCTGTTTGCATCAGTGCTGTAAGACAGTGGTTTAAAAGCATCGTGTGCCGTATCAGTTGCCTTCATAGCAAGATATGACCCTTTATATTGAGCATTTCCAGATGATGTTACATTGCTTACAAAGGTTGACTCTTCGGTAACTGGGTCCCATGTTCTAATAGAATATGCTTCGCCATCCCTTATCGCAACATCCGTAGCAGACGAACTATATGTCGTAGATGGAGATAAATTCTCACTATTAGTAGAATGAGCAGTGTCACCTATCCCGTATCTGTATAGATAGCCTTTGTAAGCAGTTGTTCCTCCAACTATTTTTTTAACATTTATGCCACCACATAGAAAAGGCACACCATTAAATTTAGCTATAGTTAACCCCTCTGGCTCAACAACACTATTCCATTGAGAGTCAACACTTGGCACTGAGAAATCTACAGTCTTTCTAACATTGCCTGACGGAGATACAATTATCATTTTTTTTGGTCTAGCTACAGAGCTATCTCCAAATAGCAGGAATGTGTCACCATTATATAGAGTAACACCTTGAAATGCCAATTCGCCAGTAGGAACTACATCATGTACTCTTAGTGTAATTTCTTTAAAATGTGATACCACAGCAGTTTCATCACCAGCTAAAATATCAGATAGGTTGTAGTATCTTATCATCTTTCTAGGACTGTATAATCCATCTGAAAACACAATAGCTACAACATTTGTTTCTGTATCAAGTGTAGGTACGGCATGATACCACTTAGTATTAAGAGTGTCTCCAGAGTCGTAGTCAGCCATAACTCTAATTCTAGTGCTGGTACCAGAACCCCAATTGTATATAGAAATTTTCTTACCAGCATTCATATACTTTGATACAACAACTCCACTATATTCAGTTATGTTCTCAACTGTTTGACCATCATCGGTACCACCAGAACCAAGGAAACATAATTCATCTGAGCTATTTAAAAAAGATTCAAAACCTTGATGACCAAACTTTGAAATTTCTTTGACAATTGGGCTAGATAGTGTCCCACCAGTTCCTAAGTCATATCTATATATCTTACCGCTCTCACTAGGAGCATAAGAGCCATCTCCATCTTTTACATTCTTATGTACATACAGCTTGTTATCGTGTATAGTAAGCCCCTGTAAATTACCCGTATTAGGTGTTTGACTTAAATCAAATGTAGCATATTTTTCCATATACTCTAGGTTGTCAGTTAACTCATCAAAAATATCATTTTTTTTAGTTACACCATACCATGAAGCAGACTTTCTACCTTGGTATTGTCTTGCCCAACCATCAAATATAACTCCACCATCATTTTCAGTGGTTCTAGTGCTATCGTAAATAAATGCACCACCTCTTTTTAAGTCTCTTACCAACACAGCTAATCCGTCGTATTTATTAACTAAGCTTGTCATGTCTGATATTGTATCTACAGAGATAGTTATATCAGAGGCATATATAGCTCTACCTACCGAACTGTTTTTATGTTCGATACTGAAGTCATGTTCAGTGTTATTTTCTAACCTTAATGTAGCACCCATTATCTTATTCTCCAAGTTGAATTATTTTTTGTAGTCACTGTAACACCATTTTTGATAGTAATATCTCCAAAGCTGACAGCATTCATATTTTCTGGTATAGTAACATCTTCACCAACAGCTGAGCCATGAAATTCTATAGCTGGTGCTATAGTTACATGAAGAGCATCTGCTACAGCGGAAATATCGGTTGTATTCCCTACAACAGTTTCTATATCGTCTTTAAGCACAATAACTGTGTTGATATTATCTTCCATTCCAGCAACAGTTGAGATATTATCTATATTGTTTCCGACTTCTTTTACCTTATGCAAAGTGAAGAGCGACTCTAAACTAGGCTTTATTCCAGTAAGCTTAACATCTATATAAGTCTTCACTTTATCCCAATTTTCTAATAACATATTGTTACACCTCCTATGTTTAATTTAACAAAACCATTATAGCTAATCAGAACTATTTATTCCATGAGCTATGGTTCGTATTGTCTACTGATACATTGTTTGGATAGTCATTCATGAGCTGTTTTTTTCTTACATAGAATCTTCTATATAGAACATCACTAACTTGTTCGTTTGCCATATTCATATACATATCACTTACATAATATTTTAATCCAGCTATTATGGCTGGTCTTAGAACCATCTCCATATCTTCGTCTATATCATTAAGCTGAGGTACTATAATAGCTACTCCTATAACTGGTATTGAATATGTGTCTCCATATCCAAATCGTCTCATATAACTACTGTTGAGTATATATGTATCTCCATTTAACCAACTTAAAAATTTACCTATCGAACTTGTTGGTTCTGTATTTGAACCACTCTTTGAAACACTAGTAGTGATAACATCCAATAGGTGAACATAGTTATTAAACTTGCCATTTATGGTTGTGGTTTCTTCACCTACAGTGAGTCCACTCAAATTACATACTTTATCATTACTTGTTATTTGGTTTATCAAATTAATAACCGACTCTTCATTGAACACTGGTTCTGATAAAGAAATAGATGTTATAGAGTCTTCTTTGACTGACGAATATATGTTAAATAGGTTTTTCATATTATATTCTTCTGTGCAGTTGCTCACAGTGAATCCAAATACCTCTTTGAATATTTTAGTATCTCTAGCTATTTCATTTATTACATCTTGCATAACAGATGTTAAATCATCATCAGTTATAGACACATCCCTTACATATTTTTTATAATTATCTATATCCATTTTAAAAATCCTCTGAAAATATATCTCTTGCATTGTCATCTGCATTAGAACCAAATACTATATTATCATATCTAGTTGGTTCTGTCACATCAAATAATCCATCGACTGGATAAACTATATCTAAATCTATTAAACAGCTTATGGTGTCTATAACATCATCATGACGAGATGTTATCTTCTTGGAAGTTATACTAGATAGTTCATCTTTCGTCTCTTCCTTAAACACCTTATCTAAGCTATTGCTAAATGCTATTCTGTTTAATTTAAATTCAGGTAACACATCCAGAAACCTACCAAATTTTTTATTCGTTGGTCTTATCTCTTGTATAGCAAAGTAAATAGATTCTTCAATCTTTCTCTCTTTAATCCAACTAACAAAACCTTTCTGTTGTCCAGTCACTTCTATAGTCACAGTGAATGGTTTGTATTTTTTCACCAATGAAAACAAGTCTTTTATATTTTCTGACATTAGTTGCTTCTTACATATGCCATCTACTAATATCTTCTTTCTATCTTTATCTACAGCCCATACACTTATTACTGAGAAGTCAGCAGTAGCTTTCTCACTTGTTGCAAAGTCTGTGCATATATAATAATTGTATTCTTTTCTTTTACCTTGTTCAAAATCAAGAAATACAATCTCATCAGCTTTAAGTAGCCTGTCATCTTCTGAAGCAATTTGTAGCATCATCTCTTGATAAAAAGAATCTAGTTTACCAGTCTTTTTAGCTTTTATGTACTGCTTAATTACAAAGTCATAACCAAATCTATCTTCCCAAGAACCACGGAACTCTTCTTTTCTGCATGGAAATTTCTCACATACTGGAAATACATTTGCATACCATGCTCCAGATTCAACAGCTTTGTATAAGGGGTCGCTAGCATTAAATGGAGTTCCCGACCATATAGTTTTTCTTCTGGTTGGATGCAAAGCATAGTCTATAGCTTTATATACTGTGTCTTCAACCGACGAGATGACGGTATCAGATCTGGCATCTTCATCAGATATTAAATCATCAAGTATGGCTAGATATGGTCTTTGACCCATCTCTTTAGCACCACGAACACCAGTATTGTGTGTTCTAAAATATTCATTTGATATAAATTGATGCTCATCATTATCAACAGCAATACACTGACTAGGTTCTGCCTCTATCTTATCTATACTAACAATAGCCACAAGCTCTTTGGTTCTCTTCTTAAACCTAGCAGCTTTTCTTTTGAGTTTGAATGGATTATAGTTTATCCAAAGTTCTACCCTAAATACTTTCTTGTTCATATTCTGCTTCTTTGCTGTTCCACCAAGGCTTCTTGTCAAACTAGATACATCATCAATAAGTCCCTTAGAGTTTGAAATAAACGATATTCTACCTCGCTTACTAGTAGTACCATTAATATCAAGTAAGCCAGATAGCAAATCAAGCCTTTGCTTTATTGAACCAAACATATATATATTTGGTATTCTTTTAAGGTCTCTATGTTTGACAATATCTAAGTCTCTAGCTATTTGTGAGATTTTTTTAATGCTTATTGATTCTGCAGTTCCATTTCTTTTATCTATATACGGAGTGCCTAGCTGATATGGAATCTTAGTTTTATAGAAAGCCATATCATCTATATGGGCATTAAGTACACAACTATCGTTTTTCTTCATAGAACCATCTCCTAGAAGCAATCCAAGAGTGTATGGGTCTAGTGGAAACTCTTTCTTAGAATAGACTAAAGGCTTGCAATTTTCAATAAACAGTAACCTATCGTTAGATACACAATCAGGTCTATCCTGCTGTTCTCTTATTGTTGTGTGGAAGAGTTTTTCTTTTACTAGCTCATGTGTATAGAGGTCTCTTTTGACATATTTTGCCTTGTTGTTATAATCGACTTTTTGAACAACACTGTTGATATGTTCATCACTAACTTTGAGTTCTCTTCCATCTTCTAATACTATTTTGTACATATCTCTATGAAATACTTCACTCTTCTTAGTGATGGTAGTTAGTTTTCCGTCTGCACCAAATATTTTATCGCCGATACTACATTCTTCTATTGTGGTTATGCCGTCTTGTGTATAGAGTATACTATCTAAACTAAGAGCTTTTGCTCCATACCCTTTGAATACAGTCGTCACTCCATTGAGGTTTACAAACTCCCATCTAGTATCAGTGAATCTAGCTTTAGGTACATATTTTTTTAAAAAGTCTGAATTGTTCCATCTAAATTCAAGATTCTTTCTCATATTTTTAACACCATTTTCAATACTGTCTGAAACATATATCCCTAATGGTATCTTGCCAAAGCCTGATATTTTGTTATAGAGAGCTAGATACAATATTAAATATTCTCCAAACACAGCAGTCTTTGCTCCACCACGATGAACCATATTTACTATATTCTCTTTAGAGCCATCTATCTTGTCCAACATCTTATAATGAAGAGAGGGAGTCTTATGTTCTTCTCCAGTAGAACCATTGACAAGCTTTATAAATACAACAAATTCCATAGCAAATTCAGATGGGGTGTATGTTGGGTCATTTGTATATTTAACCTCTCTTAACCATTCTTCAACAGTCTTTTTCTCTGCACTTGCTACACCTCTCGATCTATCAAGAGCCTTTATGTAGTCTTCTAAGTAATCATCTAGTTCACTTTGGATTATAGTATCACTCATCTTCTATCTCAGCTTCTATAAATAGCTTCTTTTCTGCTATATCTTTTAGTGTTATACCACTCTCTAAAGCTTTCATTTCTGCTTGAACCAAGTCCGTTGTAGCTCTTCTTAAATCCTGTATCATATCAATGGAGCTTTCAGACATTTCATGTTGTAAAACTATCTTATTTTCATTTGGGTCTTTTAAGTGAGTCAATATCATATTTGCACTTTCCATATTAACTCTATGTCCAGCTGACACATCTGTTGACTTGTCTATGAGCACATTGAGTGCATCCACTTTAGCTTTGTTAAATAAGAGTCTTAATGGTATTTCAGACTGTGTTATTATATTTTGTACTAGCTTGTTTCTGTGATACAACACACTAGCTGACTGCATTGTACTCTCTGCTTTGCCCTCAGATAATCTTCTCGCTAGTATCTCTGGAAATGTTTTCTCATAAGCATTTTGCACTGTATCACCAGCAGATAAGTATGTTACAAATTTAACCGCACTTAGATATTGTTTCATCGTGTATCTACCATTAGCTAATACAGAACCATAATGTATAAAGTTATCTATAAATTCACCAGAATGAAAACTATCTGAGCCATCTATTTCATTTATAACATCTACAAGTTCTTGTGTTATCATTTTCTTTCTCTTGCTAGGCATTAAGTTAGCAAGTTCATCTCTTGTTATGTTCGACATATCATCACACTCCTATTTTATATTATTTCCATAGCTTCTATGCTTGGAGCTGGTCTATAAAAGAAACTCTCTACTACTTCTGTTTCAATAGCATATATATCTTCAGTCCAATACATAGCTGCTTCTTTTATGATGTCTATTTCTTCTTCACAATAACACCAATTAGGAAGCCAAGCTTCCTCTACTATAGTATTTTTTATTAATATGTGTTATCCTTTCATGTGAGGAAGCCATAGTTTAATAATTTTTTTCCAATATAAAATTACTATTTTTTATTATTTTGTTTTTTTTCAATATGCCATAATTGATTTTTTCTTTAATGAGGTGTTCTTTTTCCTTAAGGTTTCAAAACGAACCGACATTTATTTTTTCTTATGGCTTCCTCTACTTATCTACTGCTCAACTCTTTCTAAATCATCCCAATGCTTTTTTACTTCAGAAGCTTTAAAAGAACTGTTCCCTATATATAAAAAATAAGTTGAACGATCTATTTTCTCAACAAGTAATAAACCAGCTTCTATTAAGTCTCTTTTAGCTCTAGCAACCTTGTCTCTTTGCCAACCTAAACAAGTAGCTACATATTCGTCATTTAGCTGAAATCCATTTTTGTATCCAGCTACAAAACAATAATATCTAAAGCTGTAGTCTTTTATTTCCTTATTCCTTGCAACATTATTGTCTATCTTACTATACTTTGAATTAGCAAGAACCTTTCTTAAAATAGCCATTATAACCCCTATATTAAATTTATTCGCATATTGTACCACAAAACAGAACCATGTCAATAATATATATACCAAACCCCTAAAAGACTGAGTGTATGAAATATACGACATATAGATGTACTAAAAATACGACATTGGGTGTATGAAATATACGACACTAATAAAGACACTTATATATTAATGACGGAACCCCCGTAAAACCCGTGTTCTCTGAACTCCCCCTAACCAGTCCCTCGGCACAGGTGCCTTCGGTCTGTATTCGGCATTTTAAGCATACTACAAGACCTTAATATATTTCACTAAGGTATTTTATCGTTTTAGATATTTAAAGAGCTTCTATGTGCTTCAAAATGAGTATTGTATAAAGATGGGGGAATATATGTTTATAAATGAAGTGAAAGTGAAAAAGTAAAAAAAGTTTTGAAAATATTTTTTTTTATTTATTGAGGTAGTACTTACTATACCATAGTAACACTCATTGGGGGTTCCCCCCCCATCTACATATCTTAATGCAAAATT